GGACAAGAAAAACAAGTTTGCCATCGTGGTTGAGGACGTGAAGGGCGTGAGGACACCGGTTTATTTGCTGAAAAAAAAGCTGCTCAAAGCCTGCCACGGGCTGGACGTGGTTGAGATCACGAAGGGGAGATGATGCAAGAGCGATCAAACACAAGAGTTGAGCAGGCATCCGCGGTGAAGGCAATCGGCGCCAGGATGAGGGAGGCGCGGGAGCTCTGCAACATGTCACAGAGCGTGGCTGCCAAGCGATTCGGGTACTCAAACCCGTCGAAGCTCTCTAAGGTTGAAGGGGCGACCGACACGAATTCAGTTCCATTGTGGTTGATCGTCCGGGCATCCCAGGTGTACGAGGTTTCGATTGATTACCTGTTCGGCTCATCTGATGACTGGGAAACGGGGGCGCGGATGTCGCAAGAGCGCGATGTGTCCCGTTGGGTCTTTGATACATGGGAAAAGGCTCGGCAGCGCGACATGGAAACGCTGAGAAAATTACACAACAAGGTAGAGGCGATGGGCGAATCCATCGCTGCCATGCTGACCACGTCTGATGATGCTAACTCTGCCCTTATTAGATTTATCGAGCTAAACCCAGAATTTGAGGATATGAGGGCTGGAAGTAGGTTGGTTTCTTCCGTGGAGCGGGTGTCCGATGCAGCCAAGAGCGCCAAGGCGAAGATGATGCGGTTCCGTTGCGAATGCTTCGTTGCAGCCCCTGAGACAAACCAACTGAGCCTGATGATATGACATGGCAGCCAAACCGAAATTAACCCCCGAGCAGTGGGCCGACGTTAGATCCCGATGGGAGTCTGATCCGCGCAAAGGGTTTCCATGGTTGATCGAAGTGCTATCCCTTCCGGTCAGCGCTGAGGCGTTGCGTCTAAGATCACATAGCGAGGGGTGGGCCAAGGGGGCAAAGACGGGGATTCCAAGCAAGCCTGGCGGGAAAAAAGAAAAGCTGCCACCCAAGCTTGCAGAGAAATCCAAGCTTGGAGAGTCAAAGAAAACCAAACTTGGAAACTTGGAATCCAAGCTTGTGGATTTGGGAGGTGAAAGCAACCCAGTTGGCCGACCAACGTTGTACCGGGAAGAGTACGCAGAGCAGGCATATAAGCTGTGCTTGCTTGGAATGACTGATGAGGAGCTTGCTGAATCGTTCCATGTCGATGAGCGAACGATCAATAACTGGAAGATTGAGCATCCCCAATTTCTTCAGTCGCTGATAAGGGGCAAGGATATAGCCGATGCTGAGGTTGCCGAAAGCCTATACAAAAGGGCTGTTGGGTATTCTCACCCGGATGTTCACGTCAGTAATTTCCAAGGCGCGATTACCATCACCGACTTGACCAAGCATTACCCACCAGATACCGGCGCGGGTAAGTTGTGGTTAACCAATCGGCAACCGAAGCGATGGAAGGACCGGGTAGAAATCAAGGAAGAGATCAACCTGAATGTGTTCCCTCCCAAGGAAGTTCTGGACGCGCTATTCAATGACTCACTCAGAAGGTCAACAGAGAGGGCCGCAGTATTGGTTGGCCGACGCGAGCGCCTGGGAATCTTGATTGAACATGGGAGCGATGAGTAATGGCCGCAAAGCCGTTGCTGTTGCCAGAAGACCCGAGATGGTTGCCGTTCTGCGAGAGCTACGCGGAGAGCGCCGAGAGGTTCGCGCGGGAAGTCCAGGGTATTGAGGTTTCCGATCAGCAGGTTGATCTGTTTGCGTTAGTTTCCGCGTCCCGGTCGCGCACGTCGGTAGCGTCTGGCCACGGCACGGGGAAAACTACGGGAATCGCCAATATCGTCCTATGGCACCTGCTGTGCTACCCCGTGTCCGTCACCCTGCTCACGGCGAACGATATGGACCAGCTAAAGGTCACGCTCTGGAAGGAAATAGGCGTTGCCGTTGAGCGCATCCGGCGCGGCCCACACGGATGGATCGCCGAGCACGTCGAAGTGCTGGCGAACGCCACCTGTCGGGTGAAAGGTTTCGAGGGCGTCTGGTTCGTCGAGAGCAAGACGGCAAACGAGAAAACAGCCAACAAGATGGCGGGGCGCCATGGGGAATGGCTGCTGATCATCGGCGACGAGGCTTCTACACTGCCGGATAACGTGCTAACTACCCTGACCGGCGCCCTGACCGAGCAGCACAACCGGATGCTGTTGACCAGCCAACCGACCCGTAATGCTGGGTTCTTTTATCGCACGCACAACGAGCTCTCCACCCAGAATGGCGGGGAATGGACGCCGCTGGTGTTTGATTCGTTCGACTCGCCTTTCGTGAGCGACGATTCGCTGCTGGAGCTGTGGAATACCTACGACGACGACGAGCGCAACGTCCGTCTGCTGGGCAGATTCCCGCAAGACTCGTCAAAGCACATGATGAGCTTGAGGGTGGCGGAATCCTTGTATAAGCGCGGCAGGATCATCGACGACGGCGAGAATTTCGGCTGGTTTGTCCTGGGTGACATCGCTTCCGGAGAAGGGTTGCGAGACAAGTCTTCGTGCGTGGTTGCCCGCGTCACCGGTTATGGCGATATGGGGCCGGACGCCAGGCGCGTCGAGGTTGTCGAAGTCCCGATCCTGACCAACAAGATTCGCTCGAACCTGTTTGCCGGGTCGCTGGCTGACGAAGGCGTCGACCTTGAAAATGTCACCTACGTGATCGACTCCGGCGGCCTGGGTATCAACGTATGCCAAGACCTTGAGGACAGAGGTAAGGTTGTGCACCGCGTAAACTGGGGAAACCCTTGCTTCAAGAAGAGCAACAAGGACAGGTACTTGAACCTGCGAGCCCAGGCCATGCATCAGGCGGCGCGGGCGGCGAAGGAGGGGCGGCTATCGGTGTTGACCCAGAATTACCGCAATGTGCTGCTGAACCAGTCTTCCCGTATCCCCAAGAACTTCACGGACAAGGGGCGAATTCGCGTCCCTCCGAAGGGATCGGTAGAGTGGGACGGACTGAGTAGCCCGGACTTGTGGGATAGCATCTGTTTTGCTTTCCTTGAGAATGCCAACTACATCGTGTGCGAGGGCGGCGGAAAGTCATCAACCGGCCTTGTTGAGTCAGCCATGGCGATGGCGGAAAGCCTTTTTGCGGATGTTTGACGCGGAAAACGCCGCCAAATGCAGCGAGTAGCAGTGCCAACATTGCAGGAATGCCTATTCACAAGGAGTTCCTGCAATGGAAACGCCAGTAATCCGCTACAACCTCAAGGATCGTGGTCGGAAGCACGTCGGCCAGGAGCGAAATTTCAACGTCAAGGCTATTTGCGATGCCATCAACAGCCCGGTCTGCCAGGAGCGTGTGGCTACGCGCGGCCTTGTTGGATTTTACGGCCATATGCCGCGTATCCGCTTCGGCATGAATCCCGTGGAGGGCGTGCTGGACAACGGCAAGTACGTTCCGATCGAGCCGGCTTTCGTTACCACGTACCTGAAAGCAGACTACGACGGCAATGTCGAGCATCGAGCGGAATTCTTTGATACGGCAGCAGGTAAGCTGGCCGCCAAGCTATTTGACAGCAAGATGGGCGGGTTTTCGTCGGCAATCGACACGATGAAGCCCGAGTTTCACGGCATGGACTATGTGCTGGAGCCCAATTTCCTGCAGAACTCTTACCGCGGCGTAGTGCTTGACGACGCCATGAGCGGGGACATCGGAGCGCTAACCTACGATGATGTGTACGCTGCCGAAAAGGACGAGCAGGCCCAGGCTATGATTGTTTTGCTGGACAGCATCAATGCCGAACGTGAAACCACCAGCGCCGCAATCGAGCGCCTGCAAGAAGAGAACGAGCAACTGCTTTCCATGCTGTCAAAAAAGGGCATTGACGCATCCACCGTTCTTGATGCTGTTTCCATCATGCCTGTTGCCGTCTCTGTTGACGCGGCTGAGCGCATGAGCCGCGATACCAAACTGTTCCGCGCATCAGAATTGCCCGTGTTCGTGACGCCCGCAGAGCCGCAGCCGGAGAGCAGCCCGCTCTACGACCGTCTGCTGGGCAAGTTCACCCGGTAATCTCCGATGCTCCAGCCCGTCAAAGCCGCGTTCGGCGATTACATGAGCCGCTTCTACGCCGCCATCGTGCCCACCACCAAAGCGCTTGAAGGGTACGTCACGCGCGGCCTGGCGAAAAGCGTGGTGTGGGCGCCGTCCCGTATGGTCGATTCCGCAGAGGATATGCTTTCGAGCTGGCAGCGCAACGATACCGACAGCGCTACGACAAAACCGGCGAACATGCCAGTCATCATCGTGGCCATGGCGAGGGACTATGTGCCATCCGGGAGGGACTTCACCCACCAGGTCGCCGATCCGGTGATGATGATCCTGCCCGGCGACATCAAGGAGCGTGTCTTCGGTGTGCGCGCCATGGCTGGAGACATCCGGGCGCAGATTGCGATATTCGCTCAAGACGAACCAACCGCCCGTTCCCTGGCTGCTCAATTCCTGCTGTTCCTGGACGCCACGCTGAATCGCCGCTTCACAGCGAGCTACACCTTCGCCGGGCAGAACCTTGACTGGCCGGTACAGGTCGAGTCTCCCGATTCGCCGGCCATGTCCATCCAGACGGACGTCAAGAATCTCACTATCCTCGCCATCGACATCACCTTGAAGGCGGAGATACCGCTCTTTGATGCTCCAGCCATAGGGCAGCCGAATGATGGCAAGGGAACACCGGGCAGCCTTACCGATCCAGCCGGTTATCCGATGACCGCGCAAGTCGATTATCTCAGGATCGAGGCGCCGGGTTGATCCAGATTCAGGCCACCATCACCGGCTACGGCGGGCGGGCTTGCAGCCTGTTTTCAGCCTTCGACTCAGACTCGAAGGTGCTGATTGTCGGTGCCGAGGTGGAATATCGAGCCCAGCGCCGGGAAGGATGCATTGTGCTGACGAACGATCCTGACATCCCGCGTGACGGATTGTTTTCTGATGCTGACCTGCGAGGCGCGATTGCGGCCTTCTTTTCTCTGAAGTCCGGGGTAGCGGCGGACGGCAAGAGTTCGCGCATTGCGTTCTCTGAGCGTGCGGCACGGGCCAACCCTGAGCAGTCCATCGAGAAAGACGGTATCGACGCTGGTGGGCCGCGTTTTCGCGTTGCCGAGGGCGTAACCTGCGGGCAGATCGCCACGCTGGCGACGTGCCTGCACGCCATGCGCTCCGATACCGTAGAGCGTTCCGTGAAGATGGCCGAGTCGTTCCGTTTCCTGATGTGTGGCGGGATAATTTCGGTCTGAAAGGGGCATCAAATGTACGAGTATCACGCAAAGATCATAAATGTTGTCGATGGCGATACGGTGGACGCCTTGATTGATGTCGGCTTCGATATTTGGCTCAAGGATCGGCTCCGTTTGTATGGGATAAACACGCCCGAAATGCGCTCGAAAATGCCGGATGAAAGACTGCGCGCAATCGCGGCAAAACAATTTGTCATTGATACGCTTGCCAGCCGCACGCCGGCCGATGGGGTTTTGACCATCAAGACCTACAAAGAAGACAAATACGGCAGGCTTTTGGCAGAAATCATGCTTCCTGCGAACACGCAATCAGCGGCGCTAGATCAGTCATCCGTTACGACGCTAAACCAGATGCTTGTTCAAGCCAGTCATGCGCTGCCGTATTTCGGCGTTGGCGAAAAGCCGGTTCAAGGGCTGGCACCGTGATCGACAAGAACCCCATGGCGGCAAAGGACTTCTACAAGGAAGTTCGCAGATTCGCAGAGAAAACCAAGCCCTGGGAACTGCATATCTCCTATGAAGTGAAGCCCGACGAGGCTTTCGATTTGTCACTGGTCTCGCAGCGCGTCTATGGTCGGCGGGATGAGTTCCTTGCCATCATGGCGGCAGCTGGGATCGATACGGTAGATCAGCCGCTGCCGCAAAAGCGCCTGACGCTGCCGACCGAGGGCCAGCTTTATGCCATCAAGCGACGCACCGGGTTCGAGTCGATTGCGGGTTACAGAGAAAACCGCGCGCCGACGTGGGTTGAGGATTAACCCATGCCTGAATGGTTTGGCAAGATCAAGGGGCATGTCGGAGAGGCCAAGGGGCGGTCGGCTGAAGATAAGGCGCAGCGCATAGCGGCTGAGAAATCCCCGCGGTCGATTATTCTCAACAAGCTCGATGTCCAGGGCGAGTATGACGCGCACCGGGTGCTGACCACCACGATAGGTGGCGATCACCGGGCTATCACTGCCGACGACCTAGCGCAGTTCCGCCACAACATGCGCACGGCACAGGCCAATTTCCACGGGCTCAAGGGAATCACAGCGCAGCAGGTCATCGACTTGGCAAAGGGCCGTCCTCTCAAAAACCCGGACGGGATAAGCGACATCGACCGCGCGCGCAAAGAAATAACCATGGCGGTTCCGGTTTCCGCGCACAACAGCGAAGTCAGGTTTATCACCAATGCAGGCCCTGATTCCAGGGTTAGCCGGCACCATGTCCTGGTGCGTTTCAATGCCTTTCCCGAGGCGGCCAACAAGCTGATGGCCTCAACCGCTAAGGATAGAAAAGATCCGAAGCAGGCGGCGAACTGGCTGCGCAAGCAGAAACTGGCCTTCGACTGCGACTGCGAAAGGCACCGGTATTTTCTGAGATATGTCGCCACTATCGGCGGATTCAATGCGGGGCGCGATGAGCTTGGATACCCGAAAATCCGCAACCCCGGCCTGAAGGGCGTGGCGTGCAAGCATGTTCTGCGCGTGATGGCTGAGATTGACTCGTCCGGCGCCGTGTGGAGTTTCCTGACCAAGCACATGGAAAAGCTGCTGTCCTCTGCGGACAACACCGCGCGGCACCAGAGAACGCAGAAAGAGGCCGAAGAGGCGGCGGGCAAACAAGGTCGCACCAGAGGATTCAACACCAGCGAGCAGCGTGCCGAAGCGCGCACCAAAGCCAAGGAAAAGGCCGCGCTTCACAAAGCGGCGCAGGAAGCCCCAAGGCTTGTGAAGAAGCCAGCCGCCAGCCGCAAGAGCGAGTCGGCAATGGCGGCAGGAAGCCCGACCAAGATGCAAATTGCCGTGTGGCGCAAAGCCGGTTTAACCGAGGCTGAAATCGCCGTCATTGTCGCAGGAAGAAAAGGATAGCCCCATGCTTACCAACGTCCCCGCCGCCGTCAATCGCATGGCGCGCAATGTCATCATCAACCACCCGAATACTTGGGAGTGCCAGGTATTCAGGAAGAGCGTCACCCGCACAGACGCTACCGTAGGAGGGCTCCCGACGATGGGAGGCTTGGGCGTGCTGGATTCGGAAGACGAAGAGCAGATCGCCTGGGCGTGGATTGGCAACGGCTATGCGCTACAGGCTGAATCATTCATGCCGTCGCCAATGATGGACCGGCAGGATGCCAACAATGGATCTGCCAACGAGTCGCGGTTCATGATCGAGCCCGAGCATCCAACGGGTATGCCGGGAAACTTCGATCTGCGGAATCATGATGTGTTCTATTTGGTGCTGGCCGATAGCGTAAAGGTCGCTTTCGAAATCGTCGGCGTGGAAACCACCCTCAACATTCCGCCCTACGTCACGCGCTACGTCGCCAATCGGCGCGACGACCTCCATGTGGCCGCCGGATAGCGGAAGAGAGAAACAATCCAGCCAATCAACCGCCTTCGGGCGGTTTTTCTTTGCGCGTCATTCGGGTAGCAAACCCGGAAAACCCCCCGTTTCGGCAGTTTTCACCCTCTCAGAATACTTACAAGTCGGCAATCAGTCGATGCGCTCCTCGGTAACGGGTGGCGAAGATTGAAACCTTGTATTTGAACTTTCCGAGAGGACTCACGATTATGACCAAGCGTACCCACCAAGACTACTCCAAGCGCGAAACCGCAGAAGTAGCCAAGTTTATCGATAGCTTGAAGGACAACGCCGTTAAGGCTGGCACCTTCGATTCCGCTGCCGCAGCTGATTTCATGGCGACGGCAACCAACCAGAATTCCAGCGTCACGGTTCCGGCGACCCTTCAGGCTGTCTTGGACGAAGTGAAGGGCGACGATGCTTCCCTCGTTACCCGCGCCATCCTTGACGGTGTTTCTGCCTACGAATCCCAGCACGGCACCGCAGCTCCCGCCGACGTGATCGAGCAGGCGCTGCACCTGGCCTATGCCACTACTGATGGCGCGCGCCGCCGGTATCAACTGGATTCGGCAAATAGCAATGCCAGCGACGCGATGGGCTTGCAGCCCAACCGTGCCGTGGTTGCGATTTTGTCGGCCATGGGCGACGCAATTCCATTCGCGCACTACCTGCCTGCCGACATCGGCTCCAACGAGGCTGTGCTTGCCATCATGAGCCACAACGCTGGCACTACCTTTGGTCGTTATGCCGAAGGCGGTCTGATGGATGGCTCGCTGTCCGGTGATGCCTATGTCTCTTCTTCGCGTATCAATAAGTCAATGCCTGTTGTCACTACGGGTGCCGTTACCGGTGCGCTGACCTCGATTCAGGACACCGAAGAAACCTGTGCGGGCGGCGTGACGGTCAAGCTGCTGCGCGGTCGTTCGCTGGTTTACGTGAACGGCGTTATTGCGGCCAAGGAAGTGGAAGCAACAGGCTCCGGCAACTCGACGGTGAGCGGTTCAATCACCATCGCCGGAACCAGCTACAGCATCGGCGGCACGATCAACACCGATACCGGCGTGTATGCGCTGACCACCACCCCGGCCATGCCGATTACCATCCCCGTCGTCGTCGAAGGCTTCATCGACTACGAGCGCGCCCCGGAACTGACCCCATCCATCATCACGGCGGTCAATACCTACAAGCTTCACGCCAAGCCATGGCGCGTCACCACCCATCAGACCATCGACAGCCGTACCCAGATGGCGAATGAACTGGGTCTCGACCCCTACAGCGAAAGCGTGATTGCGATTCAGGCGCAGTTTGCCAACGAGCGTCATTACGAAGTGCTGGCAAAGGCTCGCCGCTTGGCCGCGAACAACCAGTCCGACTTCGACTTTGCCTGGGCAACTCGTTCGGCGCAGATGAACCGCTCGCAAATCTGGCAAGACTTCGCTTCTGTGCTGGGTGCCGCATCCCAGCAAATGGCAATCGACACCATGAACCACGGCATTACTCACCTGTATGTGGGCAAAAAGCTCGCATCGCAGTTGATGGCATTGCCGCGTGAAGTGTTCGAGCCTTCCGGCGTTGCAGAGCGCCCGAACATCTTCCGCATCGGTCGTTTGTTCGGTCGTTTCGAGGTGTATTACACCCCCAAGGGCGTTACCGAGACTTCGACCTCCGGCCAGGTTCTGTGTATTGGCCGCGCGACCGACGTGACGCGCAATCCGTTCATCCTGGGCGATGCCGTTCCTCCGACCGTGATCCCGCTGGCAGTCGGGTCAGACCTTCGCCAAGGCGCAGGCTTCTATGCCCGCAACTTCACGGCAGTCAATCCGAATGGCCCGTCTTCGCTGGGCTGCGCGCTGATTAACGTCATCAACCTGAACTAATCGTTCACCGATAAGGAGCAACCAAGATGACCCGCAAAGTCGAATTGGGCGCTCCTTCCCTTACTGGGAAGGACGCCAATGACCTGGTGGCGAAGGAATTTGCCGATACCAAGTATCCCCTGAAAGTCGTGGTGACCAACCACATGCCGCGCGACGTGGTTTTCCCGGAAGTGGACGGAATGTTTCTGCGCCACTGTGCGAACGAAGCCGGTCGCCAGATGACGGTGGAAATCGCCAGCGATGAGCAGTTCCAGCGCTTGGCATCCAGCGTCGAGCAGATTGCTGAGCTGAATGCCTACGAGCTGGCGCTGACCATCGAAGAATTCGTCGAGGAAGTTGCAGCCAAGCCGGCAAAAGGCAAGGCTGCCGCTTCTTCCAACCAAGAATAAGGGAGCAAGGCCATGAGCACCGCTTTTGTGAGACAGCTCGGCGCCGAATCCGGCGTGCAGCTTAACCCGCTGCGCGACAATTCCGAGATTCCGGTGGCCGATAATGCCGATCAGGTTTTCGGCATCATGATGCGGGCCACTCGTGGCCGCATCGACAAGCCGTTCAAGGTTGACCGCGGCAACGTGTTCAAGAAACTCGGCAAGGGCGAGCAGATTCGTGTTTCTGTCCTTAACGAGGCCTGGGTGCATGTTGTGGAAGCCCTGAACAATGGTGCGTATGAGGCTGTGGTTCAGCGAATGACCACTTCTGCAGCCGCCATCAAGCACGCTGTCGTCAAGGTAGGATCAGGCGCTGTCTTGACCCCAGTTGTGACCGCTGGAGTCGTGACGAGCGTTACCGTTACCAATGGCGGCACAGGATATGGAGCTGCGCCAGAGATTACGTTCATTGGGGCTGGCACCGGTGCGGTGGCTACTGCCACGGTAGTTGATGGTGTCATTACCGCTGCGGTTGTTTCCGCAGGCGGCACCGGCTACACCGTGGCGCCGACGGCAACTGTCGCAGAAACCATCACGCACACTGTTTCAGCAACCGAACCCGTTGCACCCTACCTGTTTGCGGTCAAACACCTGGAGTGCTACAACGACGGCATTTCGCTCGAATATCGCGCCGACGAGAACAAGGCGGGCGGTGTGGCGGTGGCGAACAACAAGATCACCTTGCGTATCCGCGACAAGGATGGTGTGCTGCTGTACGAATTCTACGGCTCCATTGACCCGGCCGCCAAGGATGATTACGGCAATTCCGCTTACCTGCCAGACGTGGCTCTGGCGTTGACCGATGCGGTTGAAATCAGCATTGGAACGATTGGCGCTGGTGCAACGGTAATCCCGGCTTCACTGGCCTATGGCTACGATGTCAACGGTCAAGAGAAGTGGGCCAAGTCTGGCGTGCTGGTGTGCTTTGATGAAGGCGGCACCGCCTACACCACGGCTGATTACATGGGTGCGCGGGATAAGCTGCAATACACGCCATTCAACTATGCCTACATTTCGTCCGGCGGCACACAATCCCCGGCGATGCTAGCGCAACTGGCGCAACTGGCGTTCGACACCAACCGTCAATTGCGCTTCGACATCCCAGGCAATCTGAACCCGGAGGCGGCTATCACCTTCGTGGAGCAGTTGAACATGGGCGCCAGCCCGACGGCTCATCTGATGCACGCCTTCTGGGCTCCGATCAAGTCCGACGATCCAACCGGCATCAACCCCAAGGGTCATTTGGGCGCGGCCACGCTGAACATCGCCTACGCCTGCCTGCGCAACGCTCAGACCAACGCCAAGGGCTTCGCGCCAAAGAACTATGTCATTGCTGGCCGCGAGTGGCCCATCCGCCGCACTCGCATGACTCAGGTCTATTCGCCTCGCGATCAGGAATTGAATGCCCTGGCACGCGCCAAGATCAACCCGGTGATGTATGAGGTTTATACCGGTGGCGGTCGCTATGTTTTCCGCGACTCTCTGACTTGCGCACTGGTGGAATCGAGCTTGAAGAAGCTGATTTCGGTTGCCGACATGTCCACCAGCATCGACGACGCGGTAACCCGCTTCGGCAAGGACGTGCTGCAGCTGCCCATGCAGATTTCCGTAAAGCGGATGCAGGACTTTCTGATCGAGCTTTTCAGCGGGGCCGAGGCTTCCGGTTGGCTGGTTCCTTCTGGCGCCCCGGAAATGAACGGCAAGGCGTGGAAGTTCGACGTTCGCCCCAACGAGGTTCGCCCCTACGATCGCATGGATTGCTCGTACTGGCTGCGCTTTGATGGCACCGTCCGCCAGATTTTCGTCACCCAGACGCTGACTCGCTAACCACCACCACAAGGAAGGATTGAATTATGGATATGAAAGAAATGTTGCGCGGAGCGATGAAGCGCCGCGAACCTGAAAAAACCCTGGATTCGGCCAGCGAAGATACGGCGATTTCGGGCGGCGACAACTACACCATCGCCGACATCACCCTATCCGCCGCTGCCGCTGTTCAGCAGTGGGCGGAAACCGACGACCTGGACGAAGGTGAGAGCTATGCTGATCGCCTCATGGCGCTGATGGTCGGCATCGCGGATGCCAACAAGGACGGCGACATTACCGAGGATGAGCAGGGCGTACTGGATGTAGCGCTCAACGCGGCTTGGGACTACCTGGTCAAACTGGGAGCTTCTGAAGAGGATGCCGGCTCCCTGCTTAACGACTGGGACGCGGATACCGCCGACCGGGTGCGTGATCTGGTCAGTGCAGCCCTGCCGGAAGGCGAGGACGCCGCTGACGCCGACATCGATGGTTTCGTGTTCGGTGACAATGATCAGGAGCCTGCCCTCGATGCCGCCTACAAAATGAAGTTCGCTATCCGGCACGGCAAGAAGACCCGCATCAGAAAGCGTATTTCCGGCACCGTCCGCCTGTCCGCCAAGCAGAAAGTCGGTATCCGCAAGGCTCGCATGAAGAGCCATTCTGCCGGCGCCATGATGAAGCGCATGAAGTCCATGCGTATGCGTCGCAGGATGGGCCTGTAACCGTTTCCTTACCTTCAGCCATCTGGATTTGGCGCTGCTTCGCGGTAGCGCCATTTTTTTGTGAGTAGCCATGAATGCGCCAAGCCTTGATGCAAATACACTGTCGTCGCTCTGGGACGGGCTTTCAAAGCACCTGATCGCCAGTTTCTACGAGGTTGCCAAGGATGCAAATGGCAACTGGGTAAGGACGGAAAAGACGGACCCGAAAACCGTTCTTGCTCCGCTCACCGAGGCGAGCATGGAGATTGCGCTGAACTGGCAGAGCCCATTCGAGCAGGCCGGGCCTGAGTCCAAGGCCCCGGCGCTGATGGCTATGCTGCAATCCGGAGCCTTGCAGCCGATTGTGGACGCCGTTATGGGAAAGCCGAAAGACGGCGGCGCGCAACAGAAGTCGAACGAGTTTTTAAGCCAATTCGAAGGCCGCACTGGCATTACCAAGCTAAACTCCACCCAGGTATTCACCGGAATGCCGCCGGTCAAGATTCAGGTGACGGCGCTGTTTCGTGCATGGCTTGATCCGGCCAAAGAAGTAGAGGCGCCGTTCAACAAGCTGATGGAGTGGGCGCTCCCGATCGAGCTGTCGAAAGACGGTTCCGTTCTGGCGCGCGCAGCTGAAACGGTAAAAGGAGAAATGGGTTACATCGAGGCGTTGATGCCGTCAAAGTCTCCAACCCGCATCGCCATGAAATACAAGGGCCGCCTCTACTCGCCACTGGTCATTGAATCCATCAGGCAGCCGATGAATTCACCCATTGATTCGAATGGCCGGTACGTTGAACTGGCAATCCCGATGACCCTTTGCACGCTCACGGCGCTTGATCGAACCGATTGGGCAAATTCGCGCGCACTGTAACAAAGGAGAACAGCATGATCCATTTCCCCCCACTCCGCACAAGACGCCTGACCGTTCAGTTGCGCGAGCTTTCGATAGGCGAGTCCATCACCATTGCTGCCATGCCATCGCACTTGGAAGAAGCCTCCTGCACGGCATTCCTGCGCCGCGCAGTCGAGACATCCAAGGGTATTGAAGATCCGGCACACTGGACGGCACAGGAACGGATGCTGGCAGTGTGCCACTACCTGGCCTCTGTTTCTGATGATGGGCCGGACTTCTCGCTCGGGGATGGGCGCTACTCTGACTATCTGGATGGCGGCGCGGACATTTCAATAGCCGTTCAGCGCGTCGATGTTGGTGAGGTGGGCGGCGATGCCTGGCACGTTCGCCATTTGACCGGCGCAATGGCCGAATCCATCGAGCGCATGGCGGGTGAGGTCGAGGGAATTTCAGGACGGCTGCACTGGCTGCTTGGCGGAATTGCTGCGCAGATGGTGCGCGCTGGAGAGGGCGTTCCAGACGCTACCGACGGCGAAGGGGCTTTCGACGAATTCCTGGTTGGCCGGATGCGCGTCATGGCTGGATTCCCTGAAAGTGACTTTACCGAACTCATGACTCTGTACGCAACCGGTCGAGAAAAGCTGCATCACCTGTTCAAGATCGAATTCGCCGCTGATGGGCTGGTCGCCATGCCGAAAGGAGGTGCGGGAGGCGATTTGCCACCTGCCCGATTTCCGGTTCGTTCCTGTCTCTCAGGAATGGCGCGCGAACTGGTCGGAAAACCTGACGAATCTGGCGTCTAGCCTGAGCTTATATTCCCATACATCATTGAGCGATGCACTGGCGATGCCGGCCAGCATCGCCCGAAAGTTCTTTGACGGGAAGCCGTTCGAAGACTGGAAAAAAGGAAGGGAATCTGAGTTGAAAACACAGTCAGCTATCGTCAATCGACTCAATGACGTGATTCGTGCCTGCGGGATTGTCGCCAAGACCGTGGCGAGATCGCGGTAACCCGGATACGGAAGGATTTTGGAGAAGCAATGATGGCCGAAGAACGAAGAAGCTCTGCCTCAATAAACGAGAAACTAGACGAAGTGTTGCGCCAATTGGCTTATTTAGAGCGCGCTTTCCCAGATGGCGTCGAGCCACACCGTACTGCGCATGAAGCCATGATAAGCGCGTCCAGAGCGGAAGAGCGGTTCTGGACTGAGCTGAAGCTGGATGTGGCGAAGAAGGGTGTTTGGGGAATCCTGGTGATTATCGTCGGGCTGGTCGTTGTTGGGGTGTCCGTGAAGCTCGGGATAAGCAAACCGTTATAGGCATGGAGGGAAGATGAATAGTTTTCGACTGTGGGTGATGTGGGGCGCTGCTGCTGTGGTGGTGGCGTGGTATTGGCTGACCGATCCGAACGGTGGCGCTGAGACGCTGGCGCGGATTCAGTGGCTGGCCTGGGTCGTCGTGATTGCCGGGCCGGTGTATCTGCTGCGCCGTGCCTTTCACGACGAGGCGCGATCCGGGGAGGCATACCGGCGCGCGCTGGGTAGCCCGATCGGGGCCGGACTGGTATTTCTCGGTCTAGCGCTACTCACCGGCATGCTGTTCATGGCCTTCGCCGGTCGGGCCGCTGCCGCCGATCTGCCGCCAGGCGCGTTGACGTACCTGCCGATGCTCTCGATCGAGCAGAAGAATCACTGGCCGGATGCGCCTATGCGCTCGGCGCTGGCCGCCCAAGTCGAGCAAGAGACATGCGCAAGCCTAAAATCAGCCAAGTGCTGGAACCCGCATACCGAATTGAAAACCTCCCGCGAGTACGGGTTCGGCCTGGGCCAGCTCACTGTGACGCCGAAGTTCAATAACTTTAAGGAGGCGCGCAAGCTGGATGTTAGCCTTAGGGACTGGCAGTTCGCTGACCGCTACGACCCGGCACGGCAGCTGCGAACTCTGGTGCTGATGGATCGGGCTGGATACCGCAGACTTGCGTCGCTGGTGCCCGATGATAGGGAGCGATTGGCCATGGCTTTCAGTGCGTATAACGGCGGGATGGGCGGGGTATTGCAGGATCGTCGTCTGTGCGCCTCGATCGCCGGATGTGACCCGAGCCGGTGGTTCGGCAACGTCGAGTTGCACAGCCTCAAGGCGCGCGCCAAGACGGCGGGCTACGGCAAGTCCTTCTACGACATCAACCGCGGCTATGTCCGGTCGGTTATGATCGACCGCCGTCCGCGCTACGCCCCGTTCTTCGGCGAGGTATGACATGGGCGCGCTTTCCAAAAAGCTGCGTAATGCGGTTGATGCAAATGGGGTGAAGTTTCTCCACTTCCGCTGCCCCGGCTGCAACAGCGTTCATGGTGTGGCGGTGAACGGGAACTACGCATGGGGCTGGAATGGCGACGTGGATAAACCGACATTCACCCCGTCCGTACTTGTGACATATCCAGCCAACCCAAATGCCAGCGAAGAATTCAAGGAGTGGCGCACTGAGCGGCGTTGCCATTCGTTCGTTACCGATGGCCGTGTCCAGTTCTTGAGCGATTCCACCCACGCGCTGGCTGGGCAAACGGTTCCGCTGCCTGATTTCTCAGAAGGAGACGACTCGTGAACCTGACCGCCCTCATTTCGTGGCCCTACCGGCTGCTGGCTATGGCCGCCCTGGCCGTTGCCCTCATCGGCTTCGGCTGGGTGAAAGGCGCCGGCCATGTTCAATCCGAGTGGGATTCCGCAACTGGTAAGCAAGCCTTACAGGTTGCCGTCGTCAAGCAGCGCCAGGCCGAGGCCACCGTTCAGGTGGTCACCAAGTACATCGATCGCATCAAGGTCGTCCGTGAAAAGGGCGACATCATTATCAAGGAGGTTCCAACCTATGTCACGCCTGAAGCTGATGCTCGTTGCGTTGTCCCTCGCGGCTTCGTCCGCCTGCACGACGCTGCCGCCGCAAACCAGATCCCCGGAGCCGCCGGAACTTCTGATGCGGCCGCCTCTGGAATTGCGCTCTCTACCGCCGCCGGCACGATTGCAAATAATTACGAACGCTGCGCCGAAAATTCAGAGCAATTGAGAGGGTTGCAGTCATGGATTGTTGAAATGAAGAAGGCGGACGGCGAAAAAGCGCCGTAGCTACGGAAAACAAACCGGTTTTAGGCGCCTCCGTGAAATAAAGTTCAGGCAAGCACACCACCACCAAAAAGGATATGTCATGACCGTCTCCAATGCCGCCTACCTGAAAGGCTTTTACGACACGACCAAGGCGCTGGGCGCCAAGGTTGTTTCCAGCGACTTCACCTTCGAAATCGAAGGCTTCGAGCAAAACTACCTGCTGTGCAAGCAGGCTCCATGGCCCGAAATCTCTTCTGCCGGGGAAATCGAAGTAACTACCCCGCTTGGAGCGACCATGTGGCAACCGCAGCAAGTCAAGGTTGCCCAGCAGGGCCAGATTTCCATGATGGAAACCGTTGCCGGCACCATCGACAACATGATGGTTGACCTGATCGCCAAGGGCGGAACATTCAATGCCAAGATTTACGAAGGCACCCCGCAAAAGTTCCTGAAGGCCAAGCGCATCGTCGATTGCTTCCTGCAGCTCGATAATCCGGATCGTGACTGGGAGAATCGCTCGCAAATCCTGCTCTTCTCCGGCACGCTGTTCTTCCATTATTTCGGAGAAATCACGCCGGGCGGAAGTTCAGATTACCGGTGATCTGAATGATCAGCACGCACCGCTTCGCCATGGACACTGACGCCCCGGCGTCTGTCTGTGGCATCTACGCCATTCGACACATCCCGGCCAACAAATTCTATGTAGGACAAGTTGGCGGGACGAATGGTCGTGGATTTATGAAGCGCTGCCAAGAGCATTGCTATAACGCGCAAGAAGCCAAGTGCCATCACGCCTATAGCAAGTTTGGGCGCGCCGTCAGGAAGCATGGTGCTGATCAGTTTGAATTCATTGTTCTGGAGCTTATTGACACCAGTTCCGAAAATGAAGTTTTTGATGCTGCCGAACTGCGATGGATGAACCACTTCAATAGCTTTATTCCAAGCGGATACAACGTCCATGCCGGACCAACTCCGCGTGGCGTAAAGCGGTCAGAAGAGACACGCAAGCGGATGTCAGATGCTCGAATAAAGATGCTTTCGGAAAATCCTGATGTTGCCGAAAAACTAAAGCGCCGACTATCCGACACAAACAAGTCAGATGAATCAAGGGCGAGAACGAGCAAAAGAAATTCGTTTCCAGAAAGCATTAAAAAAAGAGCGGATGGGATTAGGAAAGCGTTCTCCGATCCAGAAAAACGAGAGTCAAAACGCACAAAGACATCAAGGACGCGCCTTGAGAACGGAACAAATGAAGCGCTGAGTGCGAGAATGAAGGTTGCTATGACTGATCCGCTTGTTAGGAATTTGACAGCAAAGCCAGTTATTTGCATCGATACCTTAGTTGAGTATCCGTCGATCAATGAGGCCGCTAGAGCGCTTGGAGTAACAAAAGTTGCCGTTCAAAGGCAAATCACCGGAAAGTCGCAAACTTGCAAAGGCTTTCGGTTCAAATTATTGGAGGCCAAATAATGGCAACACTGGCCGCGCTGGCGGATCGCCTCGCCACCCAGGAGCGCCCGGCAGGTAATCTGCTGGACGCGCCTGCCGTACTCGCCCAGGCGGTAGCGACGGCCAGCTTCTATGCCGGATATGCGGAAATCCGCTCACGCGTCCAAACAGACCCGCTTGTTCCGGTTCCTGCCATTTCTGGCACTACAGAGATCAACGAATCCGAGTGGGCGCTGATGCGCTCGCTGTTCATGCTCTACGTCGAACGTGAGACGGCCTTGCAACTTGAGGCCTCGCGCGGGCTGGGGATGGATGTTTACGGGCGATCTTCGAGCGAGGTTGCCGGAGACATCATGCAGGCCGAAATGGAGCTGCCACATCGCGCATTCTGTCGTGGAATTGTGACTGTGTAGCGCTGTGGTTCTATACCTATCCAATGGCAAACAGATTCGCGGCGATCTCATCAAGTCCGCCGTGCTGCGCTCAGACCTGTCGCCGATACCGGTGACGCTTGAGGCCGAAATTCGTGTTGATGACGATATGGCGAAGCACCTTGCCGAGGGCAAGATTATCACCGCCGGATCTGGCGATGATCTACGCATCGTGAAGTCCGTCAGGGCTACGGATAGGATTGTCCATGGCGAGCGAGAAATGTCCGGCGTGCGCATCACCGCCATGCTCGACGCCTGCCACAGCATCGCTTTCGTGCGCAGCCGTGCCATCATCAAGGAAAGCGCTGCGCTGTCGGCGCTATACCGGTCTGCCGGTGCTACGCTCAAGGCGGTTGATGCCGACTTCCCCGTGCCGCGCTTCTGTTGCCTAGTGGGCGAGACGCCGAGCTATCATATTGCTCGCATCTTGCAGGAAGAGGGCGGCGTGGTGCGCTGGAAGGCGGGTCGCCTGAAGTTCTTTCGCCTGCCTGACCTGTTCAAGCAGAAGGCCGTCATTGACCTGCCCAACAACGCCTCCGACGACACGGACAGCGGTTTCCTTGAGCGCCACGAAATCCCGTGGTTTTTCTCGCTGAACGATGCCGGCGCCCATGTCTTTGGCAACCAGAACAAGCCGCGCAGCGTGCGTTACTCGCCTTTCAAGGATGTGCAGCGCCTGCGCAGCATGTCGCGTTGCCTGGTGCAGCGCAAGGTCTCTAAAATCAACTTCTCGGGCCAGATCGTGGCCGGCGATCTAGTTAATTTCATCGGCGGCGTGCCGCTTTGCGTCATCACCGCGGCGCATGTCTTCGAGAGCGGTACGGATGGCAGCGGCAGCAATCAATACACCCGTCTTTGGCTGGGAAGCCTGGAGGAATAATGGATTACGGCCTCATGCCGGGCAGATACCCGGCCATCGTCAAAACCTACAGCCAGGCGCGCCGGACGTGCCGTGTTGAAATCCCTGGGCTGACCGATGGCGGCGACGTTATGCCGGAAGCCGAGATCGAGTACCCGATAGGCGATAAGTCGCGGGCCGGGGCCAACGCCACCGAAATAGAAATTACGCCTGGCGATACGGTTTGGATTGCCTTCATTGGCGGCGACCCGCGCTACCCGATCATCACCGGTTACCGGAATCCACAAACCGGGAATTCAACCGACTGGCGGCGCTGGCATCATGCCAACATGGAGCTGCTCGCGGATACGCTGATGAGGCTGATTGCTGGCGGCGACGTGCTGATCAAGTCGGGAACCCACGTCACTGTGCAAGCGCCATCAATCACGCTGGATGCGCCAGAGACGACCTGCACCGGAAACCTGACCGTTGACGGTAAGCTGACTTACAAGGGTGGGATGGCAGGCTCAGGCGGATCTGGAAGCGCCGCCAGCATCCAGGGCAATGTCCAGGTAGACGGCAATGTCAATGCATCCGGCAGCGTCATAGACGGCGGCGGGAACACCAATCACCACAGTCATTGAGGACTACATCATGAGCAAAAACTTACTATTCAGCTTCGAAGATATGTCCATCAAGGACAAGGCCGCTAAACAGGCGATGCGCTACTTTTCTCGGGCCGGCGCCAACGTCGTGCAGCAGGACGTTTTACCCAGCGTGAAGCGGTCATCCGGCATCAGCTACCGCGAAATGCTGCTTACTTTTGCGGATTCTCAGAATGTCGTTTTGCGCATCAAGCAGAGCGGAGACATCTTTCAGGTGCTGCTGAACAACAGGGTGATGCCGATCAAGGCGCAGGATGACCACGTTGCCGCTATCGCGGAGATCGTCAAAGCCATGGACGCAGGGCGCAGCAAGTTCCAGAAGATGCTGGCCGTAATCAAAGCCAAACCGCCCGCAGGCATCCGCACGGCAGCGCCAAGGCTGGAGCAGGCGCTCACCGAAAAGCGCGATATGCTGAAGTCTGCCATCGCCGCGGTGCGTGAAGAAATCGCCAGATTGGCCGTGTCCGCAGCACCCGCGTAAGCGGAAAACCCCGCCAAGTCGGAGGCCATGCGCGGCATAACATGCTGCCATGACCGCCGATTCCATCTTTCTCCACATTGAGACCGCTGCGCACGGCGGAGCCTTCGAGCATAACCCTATTCCAACACCGACCGAGGCGCAATGCCAGGCCGGAAATTACAAGATGGGCAGGGTCAGCCTCTACGGCCTGTCTCTCGCCATCGAGCAGCCGCGCGGCACCTACCGCACCGGCATTGACACCAAGACCAACAAGCGCTGGTCTAGCCGCATGGCGGCGCACTATGGCTACATTTCCGGCACCAAGGGAGCTGACGGCGATGGCGTGGACTGCTTCGTCGGCTTCTACCCGCAGTCCGAGACAGCCTACGTCGTGAATCAGAACGTAGACGGACGCTTCGACGAACACAAGGCATTCCTTGCCTTCCCGGACGAAGAGTCCGCACGCCGCGCCTATCTGGACAGCTACGAACGTGGCTGGAATGGGCTGGAAAGCATCGTTACTGCGTCAATCTCTCAACTCAAGTGGTGGCTCAAGCATGGTGACATGCGCAAGCCGCTGCGCGCTGAAAACCTCCCCCACGAAGGACTCGAAACCATGACCAGAAAAACGCAATGGAACGGCGACGCGCTGCCCTATGACCAAACTCTTGACCAAGTGCTTTACGACATTCGCTGCGCCGATGCCGGAGAAAGCCTGCTGCTGGATGCGGTGAGCGTGCAGGACATCATCGAGGATTCTGACGGCGCCCTGGCGTTTGACGCGCTGGTGACGCCCTTCGCCAAGCTGGAGCGCAAGATGGAAGTGCTCAATGGCGTCATGGAGCGCACAGGTCAGGCGGTCAAGCCGGTTTCCATGCAGATCACCGACCCGTTCAAGCAGCGCGGCGTGGCAAACGTGGCGGTTATCTTCGAGCTTTCCGACGGGCAGACGGTTTCGATCTTCTTCCACAACCCCGACGTGACGCCGAACAAGATGGCCGGCACGGATGAACTGATTTCGTGGAAGTGGCTGCTGAACAAGAAGGACATCACCATTGTTGTCGCCCCTGAGCGCGGCCAAGACCTCAACGTCCGCGAGGTAGCCCGGCGCATCATGAAACTGGCCGAAAAGAACAGCCCGGCCTTCCAGCGCGCGAACGGCAAGCGCACGGAAACCATGCAGCGCATCGGCGGGCTGAAGGAAGAGATTGGAGGCCTGGAAAAGGAACTGGCGAGCGCCCAGCGTGAGTTGGAGGTAGCGAAGGTCGAGGCGGAGGATCGGGCGGCGAAGGCTCCCGGAGAGATCGTTCAGGAGATTCGTGCTGCCGCCTATGTGCAGGGGATGGAGTCATTTGCAAGCGGCTCCACAAGGACTTCCCCTAGTGGAATGAGTGTCGAGCAAATGACGGCTTGGTATGCGGGGTGGGATGCAGCGAATATTGCTGCGCCAGTCCCTGATCCTGCTGTCGAGGCCGAAGCCAATGTAGCAACAGTCGGCGCTGACGTTACGGCGGAAATTGACCCGACCAGCCCAGAAGGCTACGTCCAGGTGATGGCCGAAGAAGCCCTGCAACTGAAGTGGCAAGACCGCCTCGATGACTTCTTCCAGGGGCGCATCGTTGATGTGCGCAACGCCCTACGTGAGCTTGGCTGGGATGACGATGGAAGTAGGCCAATGCAATCCGGCCCGCTCAAGAAAGGCGAGTACGAGCTTGCTCCGTTGTTCAAACACGTCGGAGCGGGTCGGAACGTCGTCGGCATCAACTACGAGATCAAAGGCGTTACCGGATTCTTCATGAGCGATAGCCTCACGCGCACGGCCAAGGAAATGGCGGAGCGAATCAACATGGGAATTCCGGCTGCGACCGACGTTGTCGATCTGACCTATCACGCCGTTGATAGCATGTTCACCGCGTTCTACCCGAACACCAAGGCCGGAGAGAATGCTTGGCGCGAAATGGCCGCGCAGAACGGCGGCGATGGAAAGGTACTGTCTATCCATGCCGCCGACGTGGCGCAGCAACTGCGCGACAAGGGCTACACCGTCGCAGAGGCGGCATCCGGTGCGAGCAGTGAAGATGACGCCGACGCCATGCTTTCCGAACTGGCACAGAAGTCCGACGAGCAACCCCTGATCGACGCCTACGTCCAGTCATGGGCAACCGACGCCGAGAAGATCAACGCCGCCGTGGCAGCCGTGAATTGGGACGGCATCACCGACAAGGCCAGCGTCCAAGCGGAATACACAAGGCTGACCGAAGCCGTCCGCGCCATCAATAGCATCATCCCCGCACGCGATGCCCTGGAAGCGGTTGGCATCAAGACTTGGGACAAGCGCCTTTCCAACGTCACCGATACGCCGGAATTCGCTGCGCACCGCACGGAGATGGATGAATACAAGGTGGCCCAGGACAAGTTGCAGGCGATTGCCAAGGCAAAGTTGATCGAATCCGGCATTGCCGAGCTCGCCGCACTGCCAGCCGATGCGCCGATGGAGGATGCCGCCAGAGCCATCTACAAGAAACATGGAATCGACGTGAGCGACCGCAGCGACTGGATTTTGCGAGTCGTTACCGCCGTCAACGAAAAGAATGCCGAGGCGCTGCGCAGTATCCTGGCCGGCGTCGGCAGCGACAGCAACAAGGCCAGCATGGAGATATTTGAGCGTGCCGCCGGGTTCAAGTTGGCGAAGACCCAGAAGGAGCGTGCCAAGCAGATCGACGAATGGGCGGGAATAACGCCCGAGCAGCGCGCCGAAAAGGAGTCCGGAAGGGGTGCGGCACAGCAAGCCATGAGGATCGAAGAGAACGTCAAGGGCGCATGGGGCTGGGTGAAGAACATGAATGTCCGCGACGGTTCCGACGTGATCGACGGTCAGCAGTATCTGTTGCGCAAGTTTGGTGAGGGATACGATGAGACGACGAGCTATAAGAAAGGCGTGGCAACTGTTTATGGCATGAAGAAAGGGAGTTATTCCACTTCCGTCAAGAACAAGAGCTTCAATGCCTTCCTGAAAGCCGCAATGGCGTTTGGTGGGCTTCGCAAGGCGCTTGAATTGGTTGGCGCGATGCCTGAAGAGAAGATCAAGCTGACCGGCAAGGAACTGGGGGATTTCCCGGATACCGAAGAGGGGAAGAAGGCTCTACGCAAGGCCGCCAAGTCGTTTTTGATGGATATGCGCGGCGAGTTTGTTGAATGCCCGATTCTTGGCCGTCCTGTTGAGATTCGGAAGCGTGGAATTATCGAAACGATTGCATTCAGCGCAAACCCTAAAAAGCTGAAGCTTGTCCCGGCTATCAAGTCTCTGATTTCGACATCAAAATCAAGCAGGCAAGAAGACAATCACAAGAAAGAAAAAAAGCCCGACGTTATTGCTTACTATCTGCTGAAGAACAGCGTGCTGCTCGACGGAGATAGTCTGAATATCAATGTGCTGGTTGAGGAAGATCGAAACGGAGTTCTCCACTACGATCTATTGATTGATGAGGAAGAAACAAAAACGGCGCTCGATTCCTCAAGCGCCGCTTCCGTGCCCAAACGTTCCCAAGACAACAATTCTTGGCATCTGGACAATTCAAGTATAGGCGAACCCCAAGAAGATTTCAACAAAGCAGCGTTGGGTGGGAACGCGGTGGCGCTCGATGCGGCCGGTGCTGCCGATCTTAACCTTTCCGCCCTGCTCCCAAATGAGCCGTCACTCGGGCAACGCTACAATGACAGTATAGGCGAAGAAACTGCCAATTTCAACGAGGATGACTTCATGGTGGATGAAAACGAGATCGGAGAAACTTTCGAGGCCGAGGAAATCGCGCTGGACTCGGCATCTGGCGGCCGCATGGTGTTCAACCTTTTCATTGATGGAGAAGAGCCGGAAGTCGTTGAAGAAGATGACGGGACGGGTGATTCGGTTCCTGATAGTTCGGAGCAGCCGGTCGGCGCAACCAACGAGGACGCCACAAAAGCCCTAACGACGCTTCGCCCGTTCCTATCGTCCTCCCAGATGCAGGCCGTTGCCGATGCCATGCGTGGCGAGGAAAAGCAATTTTTCTTCGACAAGGTAGTGGAAATGGCCGGGATCATCAGCGCCATGCCCAAGACCTACGAGCAAGACGGCATGGGTGATGCCGCCATAGCGCACCTCCACTACTTCAAGGGCGGCGCCGACTGGTACATCACCGAAAAGGACATGGAGGCCGAGCAGCTACAGGCGTTCGGACTGGCTGACCTCGGCTACGGCGGGGAGATGGGCTATATCAGCATCGTCGAGCTCGTCAGCGCCGGCGTGGAACTTGATTTCCACTTCACGCCAAAGACTATCGGACAGATCACCGGAAAGGCCATCGATGAAGGCGAGCTGCCAGCCAAGGATGAATCCGCGCCGGACGTTCCTGATGATTCCGGGCCAGTCGAGCGGCTTGATCCTGAAACGGCCCCAGACCAAGACACAAATATCGGCAGGGAGTGGGATTCTGTATGGGGACGCCAGCGCATCGTAGAGCGAAAATCTCACCCGACAGGCGACCTGTATGTTGTTCAAACCGTTGGGTCAGAAACCATCCGCCAATACTCGGTGGGCAGCATGGAAGACAACATCAAGCGGCAGGAATATGCGCTGACCCCTGAGTACGCTGCCGAGCAGGCAGAGAAAGAAGAGGTCAGGAAGCTCAAGGCTGAGCGCGATGCGCGCATCCAGGAAGAAAAAGAGCGCATTGATGCGGAGATCGCAGCATTTACAGACGTGTCCGGGATGGCTCCTCCGAATGCCGAAAGAGCGCGCACATCACTGACCAAGAACGTGAGCAGAAACGGACAGATCACAAACCTTAAATCGCTCATTGAGGAAGAGGTTGCCGATGGAGGCCGGGTAACCGGAAGTGGTGAAGACCGCAGGCTAAGTACGGAGGATGGGACATTCTGGACGGTCAAGATCATCAACAAGACCGGGATGGATTATGCGGAATACCTGATTGCGAAGCGTGATGCGCCACCGGCAGCGAAAAGTGCGCCTTTGCCACCCCCAGTGGTCATTGCTCAAGCATCCACTGAAGCACCAGCCGAAGACCCGCAAATGACTGCCGACCGCGCGCTGTTCCAGTCAATCATCGACAACACCGTGCCGGACATTCTGGATGCGTCCTACATCGACCAACTGGAGGCGGCCTACATGCGCCACATCGGCAATGCCGAAATGGAAGCGCTGTTCGTATCCGCCGTGAATGCCTATACCGCAGCAGAGCTTGCCGCGTCAGCCACCATTTAAGGAATCCTGAACATGAATGCACGAGTGATTTTTGACGATGCCAGCGCCATTGCCGCCCTGGCGAACATGAAGCTGCTGCGCGAACTGAAGGCGGTTAACGCCGACATCTCCGGGTTGGGTGACGGCGCCTTGGCCGCGATGAAGCGGCTGAAGCTGGCTGCGCGCGCAAAGCAGATTCGCGTAGAGCTTGGGGCTCAGAATGCCAGCCCCGCACAGGAGGATTCCGCTGCATCCGAACCCGAATTATTCGGGCTGAAAAAATCAGGCATAAAAACCCGTGAGCGCATCAACAGCCAGGTGGCGGGCATCGTTGACCAAATCCGCGCCGGATCGAAAGACGCCAAGAGCCTGACGCCTGATGAAATTTCCCTTCTGAAGCAGTACAGCGGCAAGGGTGGCCTGACTGAAAACAGCCAGTACGAGTATTACACCCCGGTCCCGGTTGCTGAAGGCGCTTGGGACATTCTCAAGGTCAACGGATTCCGCAACGGCAACGTGCTGGAGCCCTCAACCGGCGCCGGCGTGTTCTCCGCCACCAAGCCGCAGGGCGCGATCATCACCGGAACCGAGATCGACCCCATCGCCGCCACGGTGAACAAGGCGCTGCACCCGGAAGACGTAATTCTCAACCAGTCGTTCGAGAAGATGGCTGTGAGCGCACCGGATAACTTCTTTGATGCCGTGGTGGGCAATGTCCCTTTCGGTGACGCGCGCGGACCTTCCGCAGCCGACGACCCGGCCTACAAATCAGAGAAGCGCATCGAGCGGTACTTTATTAACCGCGTGATCGACAAGACCCGCCCTGGCGGACTAATTACCCTGGTTGTTCCAACCGGCGTGGTAGCGAACGCATCCGGCCCATGGAAGAGGTTTCGCGCCGAGATCAGCCGCAAGGCCGAATTCCTGGGCGCGCACAAATTGCCGTCCAAGACCTTCGCCAGCCAGGGCACCGACGTGGTGACGGACATCATCGTCCTGCGCAAGCACCCGACCGATCTTCTCGCCAAGATCGACGGCCTGACCAGCGATACCCTGTCTGCCGCCAACGTTCTGTGGGGCGAATTTATCGGCGGCAAGTATTGGCTGGGCGAGGGTAAGCGCTTCATTCACGGCAAATACGTGCCGGCAGATGTGACCAAGTTCCGTTCGTCCGAGCAGGTGATCCCGGATGACGGGCTGACGCCTGAATCCCTGAAACAGAAACTCGCCGTCCAGTTCGATTCCCGCATTGATTGGGAGGCGCTGGAAAGCGCGGAGCCGGTGATCGTCTATTACAGCGAAGGCGACCGCCGCGTGGTGTACGGCAAGGAATACGAGTTTGACGGGCTGCACTGGAATGAAGTCAAGTATGAGGCTAAAGAAGGCCAGATTGACCCGGTGAAGTACGGCGCAACGAGCATGGATGGCCTGATGCAGATGGTAACCAGCCCTGCCGCCATGCTGGGAATGAGCGCGGATCAGGCGTTCCGCGTCTACAAGGACTTCCCGAACCTGCTCAACCAGCAGCAGAAAATGGCCGTGGAGTTCGCGCAGAGCCAGTCGCTTGACGCATTCCGCGAGCAAGCCTACCGAGGCAGCCTGATTGGTTCCGTGGTGACGCAGTATCTCGCCAAGGCCAACATCGGCGACGCCGATGAAGGCGACCGCGCTTTCGTGAAGGGCATGGTTGAAAACGAGTTCAACGTCTTCGGCCATCCGCGCGGCGCGAAAGGTTTCTACCTGGAGGGCGACATGGCGCGCTACTTCGGCGCGTACCTGTCAGCCGTTGACGAAAAAGGCAATGTTTCTGCCGCACTGGCGGACGGCGTTACCGAAGCCGTTGGATATGACCCGGAGAATCCGCTGTCCGTGGTTGAGTACATGGCGAAGGCGCGGACGGATGGCGTGCTCACTCTGGACGCCTTCAAGGCTGCCTACACCGGGAAGAGGGAAATAAGCGGTCTGGGCGACATTGCGGACGTGGACGGCATTGCCTTCACGCCTGAAGGGATGGTGACCACCAGCAAGAATTACTGCTCCGGCGAGGTGTACGTGAAGGCGGCCGAGATGATGGGCGCAATGGAGAATGAAGCCGACCCCCGCGTTAAAGCCAAATTCCAGGCGCAAATCGACTTGATGATGGCGAAGGTGAAGCACACCGGTATCGAGGATATTACCTTCGGCCTGCGCGACAAGTGGATCAAGGCCAGCTACAAGATGGAGTTTTTGGAGCAGGCCGGGTATCGCTTCAAGTACATCGTTGAAAGCGAGAAGGTTTCAGATACTGGCGAGGCATTCGTTGGGGAAATCAACGATCCGGATTCCAGCAATCCGAACGGCGAATGGGTGATTGCGGCAGGCGGCCGGAAGGACGATTTCACCCGGCAGCTTTCGCACTACATGAACGGCAAAAGCATCGGATTCAACGTAAAAGAGAAGGGCGGCGAAACCGCCGAAAGCCGCATCGAGCGCTACCGCGAACTGGCAAGCGGGCTGGAAGAACAATTCATGCACTTCATGCAATCCCGCCAGGACTTCTCGGACATCGAGCGCACCTACAACACCACGTTCAACAACTATGTGCAACCCGATTACGACACCGGCGACCTGGGGCTGGAGGGCGTGTCGGCACAGGTCAAGCCGCACTGGTATCAGAATCAGGGGGTGCGGAAGATGTCCGTAGAGGGAACCGGTATTCTTGGACACGATGTCGGGCTTGGGAAAACCTATTCAGCCATCGCATTCAGCGCCTACGACCGTCAGATGGGGCGCTCCAAGAAACACTGCATCGTGGTGCCGAAGTCGGTGCTGGCGAATTGGTACCAGGAATCCAAGAAGATGTTGGGTAACCATGACGGCGTGATGTTCGTCGGGTTCGAGCCGGCGCGCGACAAGTCGGGAAACATCAAGACCGAGCCGGTTCTTGACGAAAACGGCAATCCGAAGGCCAACAAGTACACGGGCGAAATTGAGTATCAGGATGTGCTGACGGAAGATTCCTCAGATGAGGTCTACGCCAAGATGCACCAGATCCCGCAGTCCGCTGTTGGGCTGGTGGTGATGACCTATGAGAAGTACGCCACCATTCCAATGCGCGAAGAAAGCCGCCTCAAGTATGCCGAAAAATGGGCTGAAAAGAAGATGATGAGCCGGGCCGATGCGGACAAGATCGGCAAGAGCTACCAGGACGCCAAGAATGAGGATCGCGCCAAGGGCGAGTATGCGGATGACGGCACCAAGAAGAAGAATGAACTGCCGTACTTCGAGGACATGGGCTTTGATCGCGTGATCGTTGACGAAGCGCACTCAATGAAGAACAGCTTCGCCATGGGCGGAGATACCCAGCAACTGGCCTACCTACCCAACCCGGCGTCCAGCCAGCGCGCCCGCGATATGGCCATGAAAACCGCCTGGCTGCGCGAAAAATACGACGGCAAGGGAACCATTCTCCTTACCGCAACACCTGTGGCCAACAGCCCGATTGAGATTTTCAACATGCTCAACCTGGTGGTGGACAGCAGTGAATTCGAGCGGCTTGGAATCTACACCCCAGACGACTTCGTGCGCCAATTCGGCATCATCGAAATGGTGGACAAAGTGCGAGTGTCCGGCGAACTGGTGAAAACCGAAGGGTTGAAAGGTTTCAAGAACCTCAATGCCTTGCGCAGCCTGTTTCACCGCTATGCGAACATGAAAAATGCCAGCGACGTTGACCCGGACGGCAATACGCTGAAGCTGCCAGAGGCAGTCGAAATGATGACGCAAGTCACCATGAATGATCGGCAGACCGACCTGTACGCGGAACTGCGCGAAGAAGCCAAGAAATCCGGCAATCCGAAGGCAGTTGCCGCCGGCGAGGCTCGCCCGATGTTCGCCGTGATCCGCGACATGGACCGGGTGACGACCGACATTGACCTGTACAACCGCACTATCACATTCCTGTTCAAGTCTTCCGACGAGACCAAGGTTGACGCGCTGATCAAGTCGCTGCCGGACGCACTGAAAGTGAAGGTGACCGACGAAGAGAGCGGCGAAAAGATCGACGTTCCCGTCAACAAGCAGGCCGATTACAGCATCTCCGGCGACGTGCTCACCTACGTTGCGCCTGAGCTGTACGAGGATGCCATCGTTTCCCTGTTCAAGAAATTCAAGATCGACTACGTGAGCCACCCGCTCATGCCGAAGTACGCCAAGCTGATCGAGAACATGCGCGCCGAACTCGACGGCAAGGGCAAGCAGATCATTTTTACCGAGGAAAAAAGCCAGCACGGCAAGCTGGTTCGACTCATTATCAATAATCTCCCGGTCGTGGCGGAACAGGTGGCGATCATCAATGCCGATACGGCAGGCGGAGAGAAGTTGCAGCAGATTTCTGACGCCTTCAACCGGGGCGACATACGCATTATCGTTGCCAACAAAAAGGCCGAGGTAGGGGTGAATCTGCAAAAGGGAACCAGCGCGATTCATCACATGACGCTTCCATGGAATCCGGCCAGCATCCAGCAGCGCAACGGGCGCGGCGTGCGGCAGGGCAATACCCAGCCCCAAGTCCGGGTCTACTACTATCAGGCCAAGGGCAGCTTTGACGAATACCGCCTCGACTTGCTCAAGAACAAGGGCAACTGGATTGCCGCGCTGATGGACAAGAACAGCGACAACGACACCGCCGAAAACTCCGAGGCGATGGGTGCAATCGAACAGGCGTCCCTCCTGGCCGACAACCGCGAAGAATTTCTCAAGGCGATTGCCGAGCAGAAAGCCAAGAAGGATGCCGAGGTCAAGACGAAGCGCGACAACACCGCAAAGGTCAAGCTTAACCAGCTTTCCAGTATCATCACCAGCCTGGAAAACTTCGACGCCGACCTGGGCAAGGCGAAGCGGGACGCAACTGATGCCATCGCCAAGGCGACGGCATCGCTGGAGCGAGCGAAGAGCGAGGGCGGCGATGGTGAAACCGTGAAGCGCAGGCAAGTGCAGGTTGCTGCGGCGAAGATGCGTGAAGCCAAGCTGGCAGCAACCTGGGATAAGAAAAAGTCCGACATGGAGTCGCAGCGCCGCCAGATCACGTCATTCCTCAAGGCTGGCGCGGCAAAGGGCGAGATTCCCTTCGACGCCGCCGTGATCGATGCCCCGGAGAGCGCCGTCGTCACCACCGGGCGCCTCGTTGTTTTCGTCGGCAAGACCTTCTTGCTCAAGGAGGGCAAGGATTACCGCTCTCGCGGCACCCGAGTTGTGCGCATCACCAAAGTCGAGTTTGGCATTCGTAACGCCGATTTCGAAATGGTGATGGGGTCGTACTTCGGGAATGACACCGGATCAGGCCCGGTCGATGATGTTTTCGACGGCGCAGCCGAGGTCAGCTACACCCCGGACGAACTTGAGACCATGAAGATGCTGGACAAGTACTATCGCTACGACAGGACTGCCAACGGCATCGTTTCAATGGGCAAGGAGGTCTTCATCAAGTACCGCGACCAGGTCAAGATCGACGGCTATGCTTTGGTGCGGGAAGATGGCGGTCTGGAATGGACATATCCGATTGCCGGGAACGCCAACCTGGTGTGGCCGGATGCGGGAGACCAGGCGCTGGTAAAGGAGCTGGTGGCGATCTACAAGGCAAACGCCTTGGGGGAGCAAACCAGCCTGCGCTACTCAATGAACACCGCGTTAAGCGCCGTGCTGGGAGACTCCTGGGAGGACGTTATCCGTTCCCACCTGAATACTGCGAAACGCGAGGATATGTCCGCCAAGGCGTCCGAGATCATGAGCGGGATCGTTGCGCAGTGGCCGTCGAACACGGCGGCAGAACTCAACGATGGCGCAGACAGGATTTCCGGCAACAGCCACTACTCACGCCCAGTCATGGATGAGGCCATTGCCGGCGTGGCGGGATGGATGAAGGCGGGCGATTTCATCAACGTCGCAGACGTGCGCACCGTTGTCTACGAAGTAGGTGGGATGATCGCCGCAGGGATGCGCCAGAAAGCGGCGGATGCGGCAGCCGAAGACCAGCGCATGAAGGACGTAGCCCTCAAGTCAGATCCGAACTACAAGGAGATTTCGCGGGAGATGGTCGCCAAGTTCGCCGTTCTGGGAATTGATGTTTTTATCAATACCGAAGAGGTTGTTACCGACCGGCGCGTCACCTATCCCGTGTTCGATCGGGCATGGCTCAAGGATAGGGCCGGAAAGAACGGGCGCATCTACGCCATGAAGGAAATGCTCAAGGCAAGATTCAAGGCGCAGTATTGCGGCGGTGTGACGCGAGGGTCAGACAAGTACGGCAACTCGACGTGGCACGTCAGTTCAACAGTTAGCCTGGATGACCTGTACAGCCTGCTCAGTTGATCTAGCTGCAGGCAGCAAAAAAGCCCGGCGACAAACCGGGTTTTTTTGTTGGGGCACTGAAAGCTACGCCGTCAAGGCCAGCGCTTCCATTTCATCGTCCATCAGCAGGTAATCCACCGTGTCGCCGTCTTCCGTATCCACGGCGAAAGTGTTGTTCATGGCAGTCATGCTCTCGTGCGCCTGCTCCTGGAATGCCCATGCGGCCGCAACGTCAAGCGCGGCTCCCATCGTCGCCTGCGCAACCAGATCGGGGTCAGGTGATTCCGCCGCAAGCACGCCGGACTTCACCATCATGGCCTTGATCGGCCACCAAAACGGCCCGAATGCGCGGTAGGCGACTGGGCGGCGCTTCACGATTTCTGCGAAGCTTGAAAGCATGTGGCCAACCCATTGGGATTGGGACGCATAGCCGGACGCCCCTTCCGTAATGATAGGGGCGAGTTGCTCGGGGGCGTAGATCGAGAGTTTCATCGGGCTTCTCCTGTGATTGCAGCGATTGTATCAGAGGCGGCGGTCGCGGCCTTCTGCACATTCCGGGTTGATAGCGGAAAACCCAGCCAAACCAGGGCTTGGCGTCGGCTTACCATCGTGCCATGACTACCATATCGAACTCTCCCGTCAAGGCAACATCAGGCGTCTTCGCTAAGCTCGGCATGTCCGCCCGGCGATGGGCGTCTTCGTTCATTACTCCATCCCGGCAGATCAAGGAGTCTGACGCCTTTTTTTACGGGGCCGGAAGCACCACCGTCGCATCACTGCTTGGGACGGGTAAGCGTGCCGCCAGATCGCGCCAGGCCATTTACGACAAGTGGTCAACCATGGAGTCCGACGCGGTAGTCTCCACGGCGCTGCTACTCCTGGTTACATCCGCCCTCGGCGGGCACGAAACGAGCGGCGACCTCGTTTTCATTGAAAAGACCCCGGACACCAAGAAAGACAAGAGACTTTCCGCTATGGCCGATGAAATCTCGGCAGACCTGGCGCCTATTTTCAACCGCGTCGCGTTCCAGATGGCCTATACAGGTTCCGTGTTCGGCGACGCTTACGCGCGAATCTATGCCGACTCGCGTGGCGTGATCGACTTGTGCACGGATGAAATGCTGCGCCCGTCCCTGGTGCAGCCTTTCGAGCGCGGTAGCCGGACAGTAGGATACGCCGTCTATACTGGCCCGCGTAATTTTGAGAGGCTTGATGTTTCTCAGCTTGCCCGGATGAAAATGCCGCGCACGCAATGGGTGCCCCAATATGGCGTGGTTGAAAAATCGCTGCGGCTGGCGATTACCGAGGATGACATCGAGAGCCTGCCGATCATGCCCAGCATGGCGGGCGGGTCATTGCTTTACAACGCCGAAGAAGCCTACGACAACCTGACGGCATCGCTGATTGGATTGGTCGGGCAGCGCTGGATGGATTCTATTGATGAACAGATGATTTCCGTTAATCTCGAATCCATGACCCTTGAACAACAGGAGCGGTTTGTCGAATCGGTAAAGACCATGCTCGGGGCGTCCAAGACGCGCGCCGATGAGGCCGTGAAGAGCGGGCGCCCGGTAATGGAGCGTATTCGCCACATTATCCCGATATTCAACGAGAAGCAATTGGCCACGGTAGGCCCGGCCAATGGTGGGCAGCCGGGACGCGCCGGAAGCATTTCAATTGAGGATGTGATGCTGCACGCCAGACTGCTTTCTGGTGCGATCGGCGTTGATCTTTCTATGCTCGGGTTTGCCGACCAGCTTTCCGGTGGCCTTGGCGATGGCGGTTTCTTCCGAGTTTCCGCCCAAGCCGCGGAGAGGGCGCGCATCATTCGCGTGGCCCTGTCAGATTTCTTCAACCAGGTGCTGGACATTCACACCATGCGCCGCTACGGCGTAGTTTTCCATCATAGCGAGCGGCCTTGGGTAATCAATTTTTACGGCTCAATCTCGGCGCTCGAATCAGAGAAGCAGCGCACCCGATCTGATTCAATGAATGCCGGGATGTTGATGGTCCAGGCCATGCAGATGATGAAGGACATGGGGGCCAACAAGGAAATTATGGGCGAGTTCCTGACCAAGACCATGATGCTCGACGAGGATCAGGCGAAGCTGTTCGCCACGATTGTTGACGCCAAGCCACCTGAAGGGGCGGGTGGTGGCGGATTCGGGGGGTAGCCTTGAGCTTGTACAATAATATTTCGGAAAGCCTTTCAAGCAATGGCTTGATGGGTTCGATCAGCTTAGGCATCAGTTCGTCCGTCGGCGGTCCGGTGTCCCAGGCTGCCAACGCAATGGGCGGCGGCAAGCTGGCCTCTGCGGTCGCCAGTATCGGCGGCAATATGGCAACGAATGCCGCCATGAACCTCGTCAACAAGCACATCCCGATTCAGGCACAGCGGGCGCTGAACGTGGGGGCGGGAGCGGTTGGCGACATCATGAACGGGAATCTGGAGGGCGCCGGCCTGCGTCTCCTGGATTCTGGGCTGCTGAGTGGCCTGCTTCCTGGCATGGGCGGAGTGGTGTCACAGGCAAGATATTGGGGATCTCCAACACCGTTATTTGGCGGGATCAGCCCAACCGAGGCAAAGAAAATATATGGAGAAATGCGCGGCAATCTGTTTTCAAAAAAAAACCTATGGCTAATCGAGATTAGTAGCGCCATGGGCAACGCCTCGCAGCAATTCAACCTATTCGCCACCGAACTCGACTACGCACCATTCACGATCTCAGGAGAAAAGCGCAAGGTCGGATCGGCATCGGTGGATAGCGTGCAGTCAGGCGAGCCGGTAGATCTGCGCCTGACCACAATGGACGATCAATCAGGCTTCGTGAAGCGCTGGTTTGAAGCGCACTGCGCTAAAGCGGCAGCGGCAGACGGCACGGTGGGTGTTCCAGGTGGTTATGCGGTGACGATCAAAGTGGTTCATGCTTTCATCACGCGCGGCAGCAACAGCGGCGGGTATGAAAACATCGGGCTGTTCCGACCTGCCAATATGGAACTCAGCCTTTCCCGCCGCGAGGATGGATTGCAGGAAGTGCAGATGGTTTTTTCACAACTAGACACGTTCATGAAGGCATAAGCGCATGGCACTGAAACATGACGCGCAAGGCTTTCTTGCTGGCGACCCAATCGACATAGGCCGGGCTCTCGCTGTTTGGGATGACATCAGGAGCGACGTGCGCACCATTCGGCAGGCAGTGCTTGGGGCGGCAAGCGTCAGAGCGCCTGCGCGGCGCAGCGGCATGGAAGAGGCCGATCCGGCGGTCAAGGTTCCGGCCCTGCTGCGCCCTTCGGCAACACCAAAAGGAGCGGATAAAGGGAGCCGAGCGGCAGCTCTGGCAACGAATTCGCCAACGAAAACGGATGCGCGCACCAGCCAACCACCAAAGAAGGCTTCTGAGGCTGTTGCAAAGCCAGCAGGTCGGGATAGCAAAGGCCGCTTCGTGAAGAAGAGCGGCGGCGACAAGGGCAGCGGCAGCGCCCCATCTGATTCTGGCGCCCCGGCAGAAAGCACGATGCGCAACTTCGCCGACCGTGTTGTCAGTGCCGTGAGCGGCGCAGGCAGCGGCATGGAAGAGGCCGACCCAGCGGTCAAGGCGTTTCAGGAAGTCGCCCAGCCGATGGCGCGCGGCTATGCAATACTCACTGGGGGCAGTGGCGATAAGCGCAAAGAAGGCTGGTTCCGCAAAATCTATGCCTCTCTGACCGGATTCCGCAAAGACGAAACCCTGTTTAATAAGGCGGCGAACAAGAGTCTCAAGAATCTCGAAGAGAAGCCTGAAGGTGGCGGGTCGGGGGGCGGCGGAATTCTATCGATGCTGGCGACCATCCCGTTAATCGGCCCGATGATCGTTGGCGCAATCACGGCGCTTGGGGCAATTCTATCGTCGCTACTTTCAAAAATCCCATTTGTCGGCCCGTTGTTCAAGAAGTCTCCAGTCGCTGGCAGCGTGGCTGGAAATGGCGGATCAGCTACGGCAACAGGCACTGCAAAAGGCGTTGCTACGGCAGCAGGCGAGGCAGGGGAATCAGCGAAAGGCGGGCTGCTCAAACGGGCTGGAGGTTTCGCCGGGAAATTCGCCAAGAAAATACCCCTTATCGGATCGCTGCTGGCCCTTGGTCTTGGCGCGATGGAGTCCTCAGATATTGAGGGCGACACCACGACAACGCGCGATGAGAAAAATGCCAAGCAAGGAAAGAACTGGGGCGGGGTATCCGGCGGGCTTGGAGGTGTAGCAGCCGGAGCGGCCATTGGAACCGTAATATTTCCCGGAGTAGGAACGATTATTGGCGGCGTTGTGGGCGCTATTGCAGGGGATTGGCTTGGTGGAAATGCCGGAGAAATCATCGGCAAGAATTTCAAGGGCATCACCGATTCAATGGCCGGAGGATGGGGCGAAATAAAGGCTGTCGCGCTTGGAACATGGGACTGGGTAAAGGAAGGATGGGATGACGTTTCTTCCGTAGCCAAGGATGTTTGGGGCGGCGTTTCGAAGAACTTCTCTGCTGCTATTGATGGCATAAGCAAAGGCTGGGAAGGTTTCGTAAATTCGGCGAAATCAGGATGGGATTCTTTCGCCGGGCTGTTCAGTTCGGCATACGATGGGCTGAAATCGTTGCCGGTTATTGGGGCCGCCATACAAGCTGCAGAAGATGCGGCAAAAGCGGCGGCAAAAGCTGCCAAGGCTGTTGCGGAGAAAACCGCAGAAGTGGCTGTGGCTGCGAAGGATAAGGCCGTAGAAGTAGGGTCGAAGGCGTTAGACGCCACAAAGTCTGCCGCCGGTTCGGCATGGGATGGCACCAAGAATGTCGCCGCAAACCTTGTGCCGGATGGGCTGAAAAACAAGATTGCAGTTCGTCGCGCCATAGAGACTGGGGCAGATTACAAGCAGGGAAACATTGCTGGGCTTGACGACACGCATACCCGCGCATTGGTCGCATCAACGGCAGCTACTGAAAGTGCTGGAGGAAAGCTCGACACGGTCAATTCTGCTGGCTATATGGGCCGTTATCAGGCTGGGGCTGGGTGGCTGGCAGATGCCGGGCAGATTAAGGGCGGTGGAGATGCCGTAAAATCCGCCATGAAGGCGGACGGATTCAATAGCGAGTACAAGTGGGGGCAGTCCGGCGGGATGACCAGGTTTTTGAAGAACGACAAGAACTGGTCAGGGGATATGAACTACGACAAGTATCTCGCCAGCGCCGATGTTCAGGATAGCGCTTTCAAGGCCAACTCAGATAAGTCGTATCAGTCCCTGGTGAAGAAGGGCGTCATCACCAAGGACATGAGCCAGGACGATATTGCCGGCATTCTGAAGGCGCGCCACATCGGCGGGGAGGGCGGAGCGACAATGGCCGCGAAAGGGGTTGATGGCGCGGCCGATGCCAACGGAACGACAGCGCTGAAATACAAGAACGATCTCGCGGCAGGAAATATCTACGCAAAAGCGTTTTCAGCCACCCCGGCAACACCAGTTTCGCCGGTTACTGCGGCAGCGTTACCTGCCGCTCTAGTTCAACCGCAACAGGCGCAAACCGCTTTCGCAGCGGCACCGAAAATGCCTTCCTTCGCATCGCCTCCACCGATTGCGGAAGCGCCGCCCGTCATCAATCCGCTGGCATCAGGAAGCGCTGGGCAAAAAACAATCGCGGCGTTAGCGCCACCACCAGATGCCGGGCAGGATGTGAAGGATCGGCGTATCGCCCATATCGTAACCGGTGGGTTCAGCGCCGGATAGCGGAAAACCCGCCGGTCTTGTCCCGTTGCCTACAGCCACAATAAGGCATGGCTACAATAACGGGCAACGATATTCAGGAAATGGTCGGACATTGGTTGAAATGCCCGGTCGGAGCTTATCTGGGGTCTGACTACGGGCAAGACGCGAAGGCGCTTTTGCAGCGCCCTCAATCTGATGGGGCTGCCGAAGGATTTATCCAAAAACTGCGCACCGACGTTCCAGTCCTGCAGTCGCTCCCTGATGGATCGGTCAACCTGTACGGCGTGCAGACTGCCCCTGATCGACTTGATCTGATGATCGAGGTTGCCGGCCAGACAATCCAGATACCAGGGGCGTGACATGCTGACCAAAGCAGATTTCCAGCAGGCAATTCGAGATTCTATTTCGGCCTATCCGGCAATTTCCCCGCTCTACCAGGCGGGAGACCCGCGCATCACCCAGCACCTGGACGCGATGGCAACCATGCTGGCAATGTTTTCGGCCCAACTCGAAACAGCCATGGCCGAACCGTTTGAGAAAACCCGTGACGCCACTGTCCTGGCCGATGCCGCAATGCGCGGTATTGTGCGCAAGGCGACATCCACGCGGGTTAGGGTCAGGGTAGCCAACAAAGGCGCTTCCTCATTTCTGGTGGAGTCAGGGCGCGCCGTGCTTGATTCAACCGGGCTACCATACCGAATTGAAACTTCTGCTTCGGTTCCAGCAGGAGCTGAAGCGACTTTCGATACCGTTCAGCTTCGCTCCATAACGATCAAACATACCGTGACGAGCAGTGAGCCGTTTTACGCCATCGAGATCCCGCCCGCCGAAGATGGAGCCTTCCTCGCCGGAATTTCAGTAAGCGATTCCGATGGTGAATTCACCCATCGAGAACGCTACGTCAACACCTTCCCGGATGAGCGCGTGTTCCACGTCGAGGCCGATGATCGCCAGCGGGTCTATGTGCGGTTCGGGTTTGACGGTATCGTTGGCGTGCAGCCGAAGGATGGGCATGAAATTTCCCTGTCCGTGTTCTACACGGTTGGCGAGGTGATCCCAGCTTTCGGAAGCCCGTTTTCGTTTGAATACCTCGGATCGCCGCAGGAAGCCGCTATCGAACTGAAGATGGATGCTTTGTTACTTCCCGGCCAGAATCCGCCCGATATGTCTGTCCTACGAGACCTGGCACGCTACCCGTCGGTCTACGACCACAACGCAGTTTTCCTGGGAGAATTCGATTTTCTGGTTCGCCGGAACTTCCCGACGCTACGCTTCCTGTCGGTGTGGAATGAATCGGCCGAAGAGCAGGCGCGCGGTCCAAGTCTTGACAACATCAATACCCTGTTCGTTGCTTGTCTGTCAGACGTTGGCACCGAAAGCATCCTGACCGAAGCTAACCCCGATGTGCCGGTTCCGCCATCTGTGATCGCGGATGGGTCTCTGACGGTAACGCAACTGGAAATCCGTCAATCCATCCTTGCGGCCGACGACAGCTACAAGGTGCGATTCTTCACGCCGGTGAGGTCGAAGATCGCCATGACGATCGGCGCCAAGGTGGCAACCTCCTACATCGCTTCCGACGTGAGAGAGAAGATCATTGAGGCGATTATTTCCGAGTTCGGAGAGGCGGCCGCAGCATCGCGGCGCGGCCGTAATCGGCCGCTCTATCAGCGGGTCTATGCCTTGTTGCGCGAACGCGTTGCCGCCCTGACCGGAGGAAACTCAGACCTTACCGTCAATATCGTTGAGCCGGCATCCCTGTCCGCCCGGCCTGAAATGTGGCGCTACGTCGCCGCGGACAGCTTGTCGGTGACTGTCGAAACGGCCAATATCGTCACGCCGTCTTGGGGCGGGTAACAGGCCACCATGCCGCTGGATTTCTCTAACGCTCAACTCCCGCGGCTCCTTCCGCTTGAGGCTAGTTTCTCCGAAAATGAGGTTGAGGCCGATCTTAAGCGTCTTTTTCTTGACCTGTTCAATGCGCGCCTATCTGCCGGCGTCTTCGATGCAAATGTCCTTGGCGCTGCGCATCTTGGCTCCCTTGATTTGGTGCGTAAGGCCGTCAACACCGATGGCCTGGTGCTGCTTCAGGGCGACCGCGAAGAGGCTGCAACGCGCTACCTGTACCGGGCCTGGAAGTCCGGCGACGTGCAGGGGCGAGGAATCCACTTCCTGCGCACTTACCTGCAAATGCTGTTCCCGAATCTCTGCGAGGTTGAGCAGCTTTGGCAGGACAAGGCCAGCCCGTACCCGAAGGCGCTCTATTCGACAAAGCCTAGTTTCGCCTGGTGGCTTCACCAAGTCGGCGAGGAAGGGCTGAAGCTGAATGGAAGCTGGGGGCTTGGACGGCGCATAGTTGGCGCGGATGAAAGCCGGTCAACCAGGACAATCAATACGTCTGGAATGTTCCTGACCAGCCGCGTTGAAATCGCGCTGGATTTCAGCGTGAACGTGCGCTCGATTGCCAGCCTGATGCACATCATCCGATCGGTTATCCCGGCTAGGCTATTGCCGATATTTCGGTTCTGGCTGCGCTTCGTGCTGACCATCCAGGCCTCGCTAGATTCCAAGCTGTTGATGGAAAAGCGCGCCGCCATGCGCCATGCGTGGTGCGGCCGGGTTATTACCGAAGCTGCCGACGGGCTCTGGAAACTTGGCATCGATGGCAGGCCGGCGAAGCTGCCGCAGCCGTTCGGATCGTTCAAGCTTGGAAAGCTGCTGGACGGCAAAGTCGAATGGTGGCTGACAAGCTGCCGCGCAACTAGCAGTGCTGTAATGGAAAGCCATGCAGAGGCGTGGGCATGGCGCGTAGAGACGCTTCCGCCAGACCTCGCGCCAGAGTATTTCATCCCACCCCCGCCAGCCAAGCTATTCCGCCGATTGCGGCGCCTTGACGGGTCATGGACGCTTGGAGCAGAGAACCGGATCGGGCATTTCCGCCTTGACGGGCGTGCCTTGCGTACCCGGAAAATGAGCGTTTCCACGCGCTTGGGCGGATTCAAAATTACAGACCATAAACTTCCGGTTCTTTTACCGCCGCGCCCTGCACGTCTAACCCTTTCTGGGCGATGGAAAATGGGCGGAGCGAGAAACCCCGGTTTTGAATTCCACGTCTTCAAGGAGCAATAAGCATGGCCGAGGCCGTCACTGTAAATGCCTATCGCCAGCGCCTTGCCGCGCACATGGCTGGCGGCGCTCCATTGGCCCCCATCGCTTACATGGCATTCGGAGATGGCGGGCACAATCCAGACATGACGCCGAAGCCGCCTTCTCAGACAGCAACTGCTCTCTACCATGAAGTGCTGCGGAAACCTCTTGCATCCATCACGCAAGAGGACGTTTTCTCAGCCACTGGGAAGGGCATGGTAGAGGCAAACGAAATTATTGGCGCGGCCGTTTCTGAGGCTGCGCTGATTGATGCGAACGGCAATATTGTCGGCATCAAGACATTCGCACCGAAGCATAAAGAGGCCGACGAACGCTACGAAATCAGTATCAAGCTGCGCTTTTAATCAGGAGAAATAAATGCCAATTCCACACGCACCAATCACGCCGATCCCAAACAATGAGCCGGATGCTGTGCCGGCCCTTTGGAACGAGCGCTATGCCGAAATTGACGCGAACTTTGCCAACCTTAACGACAGGGAAACGGCAACCGAGGGCGAGCTTTCCGCCGCCCGTGGCACACACCCCAATGTCGGCGAACGGCTTGATCTTATCGCCGCCAGCCTCGGCGAACTGACCGGTAGCGTGGGCGGCCTGCAGCTCACCACAACACCTATGCTGTCGCGCGCCATGCGTGTTGACTGGCTCTATGCACGCAACCGCATAGCGCTCGAACTGTGGGGTGGTGAATACACGTTGCTGGACATGTCATCCATCAACGCCCAATCCGGCATCCTCGGCGACGACTCCATCGACGTAGCCTCCACCGCCACCCTCATCGTCGGCCAGGAGTACGTTCTATTCGACGCCACCAACCGCGAGACGATCAAGGTCACTGAAATCCTCACCGCCAACCGCGTGCGCATTGCGGCAAATCTCACGCACACCTACGGTGCAACCGCCAAGGTGGCGCGCACCTCGTTTGCCATTGCGGATGGCGCTGCCTCTGCCGTGGCGGGCGACACCTACTTCTCGCAGAAGATCAACCTGGGCGCCGATGGCGTTACCCGTGCTGTGGTGATTCGCCGGCAGAACAACGCCGCGAACATCCGGGTGTATTTCCGCGATGCGATTCATGCCGTGTGGACTGAGGCGATCTGGGCGTGGAAGCGCACCGGCGACCCCGTGCCGGCCGGATACGCCGACATCGAATATCCGGCGGCGGCCAATGGCGACACGTATCTCAAGATCGTTGTCGAGGGCGCGGCCTGCGCCATCAGCCATGTGGTCGGCGTGGCGGCCTCGACCCAGCTTGGCGGCACGCACAACGCGCCATCCATGCCGGTGAACTCGTCGCCCGCGGTCAACGCTACCAACCTGCCCGAGCGCCCGACGCTGGCGCTAGCGTCCTACTTTTCCCCGGTCGGCTCGGCGCTTTCTGGCGCGCAGTTCCAGATCGACGCGGACGCGGCCGGCTTCGTCGCGGCGGAGATCGATTCTGGCGAGATCGGCTCGACGCTTTCCTGGCTGGTTCCGGCCGGGCGCCTGGCCGTCGGCACCGTCTACTGGTTCCGTGGCCGCGTTAAGGACTCGGACGGCGAGTGGTCGGCATGGAGCGTGCCGACGAAATTCACCACAGCGGTTTCGTTCGTTTATGTGCTCGCGCCAGGCAATACCAGCCCAACCGCAGGGCAGACCGAGATTGCCGCCACGCCGACGCTGGCATCGAGCGCTTTCACCGTGGTCGGCGGCTCAGACACGCACGCCTCCAGCCAGTGGCAGATTCGAGCCGCGAACGGCGATTATGTGACGCCGGTCTGGGATTCAGGCGCGGATACGGTCAACAAGGTTTCGGTGGTTGTCCCGGCCAACAAGCTAGCCGCAGGCCTGACGACCTACTATTGGCGCGTCAAGCACACCGGCACGACGGTGGGCGCATCGGAGTGGAGCGCGGAGACCAGTTTCGTCACCAAGCAGAATTTCGGCTCAGTGATCGGTATCGCCCTGGTTTCGACCGGTGGCGGCGCGGGCTCGTGGCAGCGCATCGACGAAAACGGCGCGGCCAAGACTACGGATGCGGCCTACTTCAACGCCCACCCGACCTACGCGGGCGTAGTGGCCGCGACCATCGACAGCCAGTCCATGATTAAAATTCCGGCCTTTTACTACAAGGTCGGCATCATCGCCAGCGGCACCTACGCCGGCAAGAAAGGCATGTGGATTTGCGATCAGCCGCAACCCGGGTTCGTGCTGCATCCATCCTTCATGAGTGCCGGCGCTGCCATTGCGCAGTTCTGGGTAGGCAAGTACCAGGGCACCAATGACGGCGGCACCAAGCTGGGGTCAGCCGCTGCTGTGCTGCCGCTAGTATCCATCGACTTCCCGACCATGCAAGCCCGCGCGGCTGCCCGCAACACGGGCGGCGTGACCGGCTTCGGTTTGTGGTCGATCTATCAAGATTCGGCGATCCAGATGCTGGCGATGATCGAAATCGGCGGCTCGGATTCTCAGTCGCTTATCGGACAGGGCAACGTCGCCAGCTCGGCTGCGCTGAATACCGACAATGCGACCGTCGCCCAAGCCTCTTGGCGTGGCATCGTCGGTCTCTGGGGAAACGTGTATCAGATGGTCGATGGCCTGCAGACGGATGCGACTTCCAAGTACAAGATTTGGGACCGCCTCGGCAACAAGACCTACATCACCACGACCAAGACCGCGCCGGCCAACGGCTACCCGGTGACGATGGCAGAAGATACCGGTGCTGATTTCGACTTGCGCGACATCTTTGCCGCAGCCACGACCGATGCGACGGTGACCAACGGAACCTACGCGGACTATTTCTACCAATCGGCCAACTGCGTCGCCTACCACGGCGGCAATTGGTACTACGGCGCGGACGCCGGCCTGTTCTATCTCAACGTCAGCGCCGCCGCGTCGAGCGCGTACACGGGCGTCGGCGGCCGTCTCGCAAAGGTGTAATGGGTCATGTGACCTGTGTCATGTAAATCGGGCGCCCGCCAAGCGGGCCGCCCTCCTCACAAGGAGCACTGAATGAAGATCGAAAATGGTTACCTGGTCGTGACGGTCGATGGCGTCGAGAAGACCGTCCCGCTGCCGACCGTCGCCGCCGACGCCAAGGTGAAAGCCTGGTCGGTTCCGGCCGACTACCGGGCGGACGGCTTGTTCGTTGCCGTCACCCTGCCGGGGCAACCCGAAGAGGTGCCTGCTTGCGACATGACGGCAAGCGAATATCTGGGTGAGCTGGTGCTAGCAGCCGGCGATGCCGGAAAGCTGGAAGCCGCCAAGGCCGCCAAGCTGGAAGAAATCAAGACGGCCTGCAATACGGACGTGGCGGCGCTTGCTGCGGGATACCCGGAGAGCGAAGTACAGTCCTGGACCCAGCAGGTCAAGGAAGCCGAGGCGCTTGCCCTCAATCCGGCGGCTCCGGCGCCGTTGCTGACCGCCATCGCCGTTGCGCGCGGCCTGCCCGTTGCAGAGCTTGGAGCGCGGGTGCTTGCCAAGATGGCGGGCTATGCCGCCGTTTCCGGCGCGCTCATCGGGCGGCGACAGGCGGCCGAGGATCTGGTCGGCCTGGCTGCGACGCCTGAAGACCTGTCGTCGATTGCCTGGTAATGAAACAGCCGCTGATCGCCGTCGATCAATTCTTCAATTGCCTCGTTTACATCGAGGGCGACGGATTCGGCATGGCCGATGAAACGCTCTCGGCTCGGTTGTGGCGCTGCTATCTGCAAGAATTGATTGGGCCGCGCGGATGGCGGTTCGTTGACGCGCTATTTTTTTGGCAGGACATGCACAGCTACAATTCGTGGCGCAGCGAGGTCGAGCGCGCCCATCTGCCTGGGCATTACCGGATAGAGCATGGTGAGTGAAGCGCATCTATCTCTGCTGACCAAGCTGGAGGAGCTGGACGCCTACACGCATACCGTGCTGCACCAGTTCCCGAAGCTCGAACGCCATTTGCTGTGCGCCGAAATGCGCACGGCCATGAACCGGATGCTGCGGCTTGCCGTTGTGGCGTGGAAGCGCCGCCAGAAATCCGGTGCGCTGTTCGATCTTGACGTGGAAATCGAAGTATTCCGTGGCTTCATTCGAAAGGCGCACCGCATGGGTTACATCAACACCAACCGCCTCGAAGTCTGGGCGCGGCACACGAATGAGATAGGTAAGATGGTTGGCGCCTGGATCAAACACGAAGGAGCCGCCATGTAACCTTACCCTGCTGTTTTTTTGAAGGGCAGTGGCTTATTACGGCGGCAATTGGAACAACGGCGCGAACGCCGGCCTGTTCTATCTCAACGTCAACAACGCCGCGTCGAACGCTAACACGAACATCGGCGGCCGTCTCGCAAACGATTAAAGCCAGAAGGCGGTTGGCTCACGAGCCGCCCGTCCAGTGCACATCCTTTGGGGCCACTGTCCGGACCATGTTGTCGAAGATGAATAGGGTGTCGCGGCCAGTATCCGGTTTTGCCGGCGAACGTGGCGGCGCCCGACCTCCCCACAAGAAAAAGAATAATGCCAAAAACAACCAATGGCCTATGGGCCAAGCTCGTCGATTTCGACAACCTCTATCACGCCTTCCTTGAGGCCCGGCGCGGCAAGCGCTACCGGATGGACGTGATGCGCTACGCCATCAACCTCGAAGAAAACCTCATCAACCTGCAGAACCATCTGATCTGGAAGACCTGGCAGCCGGGCGCTCAGCGCGAGTTCGTCGTCAAGGAGCCGAAGTTGCGCCTCATCCAGGCACCACCGTTCGCCGACCGCGTGGTTCATCACGCCCTGGTGCAGATGGTTGACCCGATGTTCGAACGCAAGTTCATCCCGGATTCGTTCGCCTGCCGAATCGACAAAGGCACTCAGCGCGCCGTGTTCCGCGTGCAGCACTTCCTCCGGGTGGCAAAGCGCAACTGGGGCGATGGGGTGTACGTCATCAAGGCGGACATCAGCAAATACTTCGCCAGCATCCGGCACGACATCCTCATGCGCGAGGTCGAGCGCACCATTTCAGATCCGGACGTGCTTTGGCTGTGGCGCCAGATCGTGGCCGGCTATGGGCATGATGACGGGGTTGGCCTGCCGGTGGGAGCCCTGACCAGCCAGCTCGCCGCGAACATCATGCTCAACCGTCTCGACCACATCGCCAAGGACGATATGGGGATCAAGCACTACTGCCGATACATGGACGACTTCATCGCAGTCCTACCAAACAAGGCCGAAGCGGAGAGGGTGCTGCGCCTTCTAGGCGAAGCGGTAAACAGCCTGGGTCTATCACTAAACCCAAAGACCGCGATTCACCCGTGGCAGCGCGGCGTCGATTTCTGCGGCTACCGCATCTGGCCAACTCACATTCTGCCGCGCAAGCGGAACATGAAGCGGGCGCGACTGGCATTCCGGGGGATGGCGGCCAAGTATCGTGACGGTAAGGTTGACAGGGAACACGTCAGGCAGCGGGTGATGTCGTTTCTGGCTTATGCGAAGCACTGCAACGCTCACCGGACGGTGCAGGGGGTGTTGGGTGATTTGGTGTTGGTGCAGCCGCCATCCAGCGGAAATGCAGTCTAGCCTAGCCTTCCTGCCATGTCTTCCGCGCTCTCCCGGTAATAGACCTGAAGCATCTTGATGTCACGGTGCCCGATCATCCTTGCCAGGCTGAGTACATCCAGTTTGCCGGCAAGACGGGTTATCGCAGTGGCTCTCGAGTCGTGGAAATGCAGCCCGTCTATCTCGCACCGATCCCGAGCCTTGCGGAATAACGCATCAACCTGAGATGTCTTCAGCCCGAATACGCTATTTTTGTCCATCCCACGCATAGCCGCAATCAACTCCCGAGCGTAGGGTGAAAGTGGAACGCGCCGGGTTGCCGCCCTTGTTTTTCCTTTCCTGACCTCAGCAACTGACTCGGCAACATCATCCCACCCAAGATCGCATATCTCCCCGCAGCGCATCCCTGTTTCAAGCGCGAACAGCAGCGCATAGGCCACGCAGGCCGAAACTGTGTCAGGCTTGACATCGTCCTCGAACCCAAGAGCGGTAATAATCGCCTCAATCTCCCAGCACGACAGCAATCTATCCCTGGCAGGCGGCGCCTCCGGTCTGCGTACACCCTTCATCGGGTTTCCCGTCAGCCACTTCCACTCTTTCACAGCCACAGAACAGGCATGGGATAGCAGGTTCCATTCCCGCCTGACACTGGCCTCTGACACCACTTTCAAGCGACGATCTCGCCATGCCGCAATATCACGCTCTGATATTTCGTTCAGTCTCACGCCCGCGAGCGGGTCTCGCATAATTAACTCCAACCTAAGGCGTTCCCACCGTTCCCCTCGCTTGGTTATGCTCACCTCGTCTCGGTACTTTTCCAGAAGGGCGGAGAATGGTTTGTCTGGCACTTTACCGGCCTTGCCTGCTATGATGTCAGCCTCGACCTTGGCGGCCCAATTGACTGCTTCCGCCTTGGTCGAGAAGGATGCTGAATCGCGGATACCATTTTTAAATACTTCCGCCCTCCATCCTGACCCTGATTTTCTGAACGAGGCCATTGCGTAATCCTTGCGTGATATTTGCGTAATGGACTTAGTATATATGCGTTTTTATGCGGGTTAAAGTGTGAATAAATCACGCAATCAAGAAAAGAAAAAAGCCGCAGAACGTAATGTTCATGCGGCTTTTAAGGGGTTTGAAGCATTATTTAGTGGTGCCCAGAAGAGGACTCGAACCTCCACACCTTGCGGCACACGGACCTGAACC